GTGCTCAACAGGGGGATCTTTTCACCGCTGGTACCGAGTTCTCTTAAACCAAGGTATTGGATAACAGCAAGAACGCTTGTTTTGGCCAGAATATCGCGACCAACTGACGTTAAATCAGTCTGCGCTACCGTATCCTTACCGGTGAAATAAGGCAGTTTGTTTGCACCAGTCGCAAGGCCAGCGAGCGCGGTTAAAGTTGCATCCAGAGGCTGTTTGCCTGCCAGCGCATTTGTCATTGTTGTCGCAAAGTTCGGGTCATTACCAAGTGCTGCGGCAAGCTCATTCAGGGTATCAAGAGCTTCTGGTGATGAACCAACCAATGCGGATATGGCAGCTCTTACATAAGCGGTCGTAGCAATCTGCGTGTTATTCGTACCCTGTGCAGCGGTAGGCGCAGTAGGTATTCCCGTTAATGCAGGACTTGCTAAAGGAGCTTTAAGAGCCAGAGCATTGTTGATAGTTGTGCTGAAATTCGGGTCGTTATTGATCGCAGCAGCTATTTCTTTAAGCGTATCCAGTGTGCCAGGTGCACCGTTGATAAGTGCCGTTATAGCTGCCTTAACAAAGGCTGTATTTGCGATCTGCGTGCTATTTGTACCTTGCGCTGCCGTCGGCGCGGTTGGCGTTCCTGTCAGACTCGGGCTTTCTATTGGCGCTTTGGTATCAGCAAGATCTTTTACAGACTTAACGGCTTTAGGGGTAGCCGCCATTGTTTCGCTGTCGCTGTTAGTTTCGCTACTGAGCTGAACTAATCCCTTTTGCGTTGTGCTTGCATCCTGCGCCGTATACTTACTTTTCGCCAGATCGTAAGCTTTTTTAACTGCCAGCGAACTTGCAGCAACATCACTTCTGCTACTGGTTACAGAGTCTGAAATATCAATGCCGATCGTGCGGTTGATACGCTCGGATGTATCAATCATCTCCTGGGTAATGGCAGATACACCAGCAGGGATATTCACCGTACAAACAAGCAGCTCCCCATCTCCTAACTGATATGAATCGGTATAGGTTCTGGCAACAAATTCAGCCGCATGAATATGTGACGCGGTATTCACCTGATAGGTATCTTCTCCAAGGAGGTATCTTCCCTTCAGCACAATTGCATATTTCTTGCCTGCACTAAGTGCAAGAGAAATATCCTTACGTTGCTGAATAGTTACCTGGTAGAATTCACCAATATCCACCGACGCCGCGCCTGCGGTTTTATCACCATCCACTGAGGTGATTAACAGGTTCATCCCACCGCCAGGCTTAGGTAAGAAACCGGCATAAAATCCCGGGTCAACAATCCCCCTGAATTTTCGGTTTAGCGCGGCTGACAGATATGGTTCGTGGTATTGCACATCAGCCACCAGAGCCAACGACTCGGGTGATGGGTAAGTAACCGATGTGACAACTGTAACGTCATTCATCAAGCATATCCTTATGCTGTAGTCGTGTTTATGGCCATAACTGCGGTATATGTTTTGCCCACATACAGCGAGTCTTCCTGGACACAAATAATGGCGATTGGCTTGTTCTCGTTATCCAGAACAACCAGAGTGTTGAATGGGTAGTTTTTCCCTTCCTGCAACTGGCTTTGATCAAGGTCCATTCGGACAGTAATTATCCCACCTGAGTAGGTTGGCACGAGGTTGATGGTGCAAAATTGACTGGTCAGTTCTGCCAGATCGAAAGCCTTTGGCAGTTCTCCAATCTCATAAGTGCCATCTCCTTTCTTGGTAACCAGCGAACTGGTACCGAAAACGGCCTTGCTGATTAAAAATCGAGAGCCTTTGTTAATGGACGATTCAGCGCGCCGCTGATAGTAATAGTCCAACAACTGACTCTTATAGAGGTTTGTTGAGACGTCAGACATGATTTTCCCTAATCAATGTTGTGAAGCCTCATTGTAAGAGAAGTAACTTGTCACCCCGCCCTACGGACGGGGTGATTGTCAGGCATCGCTATCCAGCAGCAAATCATCTGCGCGGGTGCGATCAAACGTAGGCGTTGCTTTCACAATAGTGCCGCCCGGCGTTGCAGTGATCGGAGCGCTAATCGACGTAACTCCAGTAAGCGAAGTTGTATCCGAAGTTTCAAACCAGCAGTACGCTTTTTCGGTATCAGAAATCTCGTTCAAAGTGATCATGTCGGCGTGTTCATTTACAACAACCGACAAATAGAGCGTAAGCCCATCAAACACTATATGCAGTGGCAGTAGAGGCTTTACGAACTGATTAAACTTTCTGAGAATTTCTTCTGTAATTGCGGACTGATCTATCGTGCCAGTAATCCCCATTGTCCGGGCCAGGTCGTTTATGGGAATACTGATCATCCCTCTGGAAGTCAGAAACATCTCGCCGAATGTGCCGCCGGTAGTCTCCAGTGTGCTTTCTGGTATTAGAACCGTGCCATAGGGATGACGCTCAAGGTCCACCGGTGCATATATCGGATCCCATAAAACAGAAATACCGTTAAATTCGCGGTAAATTGTCTGGTTTATAGGGCGTTCAGTCCCCTTAAAGTGAATCTCATCAAGACGCTGTTGTAACAACATCGGAACGGAAGATGAGTTCGACGTTCTGATAGTAAAGAACTGGCCAAGTTCATTTGTCCTGGTCTCCAGATCCTCCTTGCTCATGGAGAAAATAGACTTCCGGTTGGTAATTCGCTCCAACCATGGGTCAACAAAGGTGTCCATCATTGACTGAACCAAATCAGCCAATGATTTATAGAGCAATGACTTTTGCTTAGCTGATGTAAGCCGGTTATTAAACCAGGAACGCTGCATCACTCCTCCTCATACGAAATATTAAAGGTGGAGTTTTCTGTATCCAGATAAACGAAATCGTAAAAGCCGTTGGACTCATTCCACCCGACAAATTCCAGATAAAAGTCGCGGAAATAACCCAGCGTTTCGATAAACGCCCAAACGTCTTTTTTCTTAATCAGGATGTACTTTCCGACGCGGTTCGGATCAAAAAAAGTTGAATCGCGCCCAAATTTTGTTTCCAGTGCCGACTTCAGCTCATCGGTCACATTCTCAATGGTCAGGCTTGCCGATATCCGTCCGGTGATGGTGATCTTAAAGGGTAGTTTTCTGACCTCTTTATAAGAGAATTTCTTGTTCAGTTCATTCGGTACCTTCTTAAAGGCAGTCAGGATCATTTCTTCAAGCTCTGACTGGCTTTTGTTTGGATGCCATCCTGAAATAAATATCTTATTGATATTCCGAACATTATAAGCACCATCTAATTTCTCTTGCTGGCCTTCGCCCCATGCCTTTACCCAGGACAGTCCCGGGATGTTACGCACCAGAAAATACGTATAGTCCCCGCCCCATACGACCTGATCATCATAGGCAAGGTAATATTGTGCACGATTACGTGTGATCTCCGTTGTTTCGGCATCGGTACCTGCGGTTATAGGTGTCGTTGTCTTAACTGAAATCAAATTAGCTAAATTAGCCGCAGAATCGACAGGCGTCAGGTTTTGGCCAGCAACCAGGGTTATATCGCCATTGGTGCACCATACCTTAAGCGTAATTGTCGAGCCTTCTGGCGGTATTTGCCCAATTAGCCCATCGCCGAATCGAACCCCCAACTGCTCGGATGGTTTATAAAACTCAACGTAGACCTGGCTTTTACTACCGGCTAACCGGAACATAGTGCTGGAAGACCACTGCGTGGTCTTACCATCGGTCGTCACGAATACTTCCAGCTTATAGCAGACAGCAGTGAGAGCCTTTGATAACACGACTTCCAGAAATTCTTTGGCTGCCGTAACGGTATATGTCACCTCTTGGATTTCCAACTGTGCCACTTCTACCGTACCGGTGCCGTCAACCAACCTGCATACATCCATAGTCATGTAAGGGTACTGGTCGTCAGATATTAAAGGCATGTTTTTGGGAATTACCGCTGGGGCATCTTCACTTGTGGCGGTGATCTCAATCATCCCCGATGACGGTGTTGGCTTGGTACCAACATAACTGTTCGTTTCTGCCGCAGCCAGGATAGAGGAACGCCGCGTCGCGGTCGATATAAAGCCTTCAGCCAGCGCCGCATCGGCATATTGAAAACACCTGTATACAATCTGGGTAATAAACAATGTCAGCATCGAGACAAATTGAGAGCCGACAAACTTCGACCAGAATGAATCTTTCTCGACAAGCACTTCAAACTCTGCACGAATACTGTCTTTAGTCGGTGTTGTTTTACTCATAGCACCACGTCCTGTGTGATAGTTATATCCCTGATACGAATGGATATTTTCAACTTATCAAAAGCATCTCCCTCGGCTACTGACAAGCCAGAAATCGGTATGTCGGGTAAATCTACCGTCAGTTTTTGCAACAGCATTGCCTCAACCGCAATTTGAACATGCGACAAGTTGGTCGGTTCGTGTTTAAACTGCGGTAAAACATTGCCCCATGACGGATCTCCGTATACCTCACCCTGATAAGTGTTTAGCCACTCATATAAACGAGCGCCCCAGGCCTCCTCCTGGGACTCATACGTTTTTACGCCGGATAACTCCAGCGTCAGCAAAGGATCAATTTCGTTATTGTTGGCCATCAATCAACTCTCGCGTAGTCATTCATCAACGGATCATCAATTGACAGTGGTACCGTGCGCATAACGCCCGGCTGAGGCGTGCTGACCTTTACGACAGTTCCCTGGCCTTTCGCCGAGTCTTTGGTGTGCTCTTCAATCCTGGCAAGCAATGAGGTCATCTGCGCAAACAGCCGCTTCGTTTCACCATCAAGTGAAACGGTATTATCAGCCAACTGCATTGTCGGCTTGGCACCGGAACCGCCAAGGTCACTAATAACCTGCCCGTCTATCTGCATACGACCGGTTGGTTGCTGCAAATCGTTGGCGGCAGTCGTCACCTGGGACGTGGAGGCTGGTTGAGGAGAATTATTTGAGCGCATTCCCCGGGCATTAATGAGTTTGTCATACAGTCCATCAATCCCCATTTGTGCGCCGAGCTGGTCAAAGTAACTTGAGTTGCTGGCCACCGGACGCGCCTCTTCAACTGGCATCGGAGTATCAACATACACATTGCCAGCTGCTGTTGCGGTCCCCTTCCCTCGTGCACGTTCTTCGAGCGTTCCCTGAACGACTTCCCGACGCATACCCCGGCCATTCATGAATTTGTTGACCAGATCGTTAACGCCAACAGCATTGCCGATTTTGTCTACCAGACCGCCTTTCTCAAACGGGCTATCACCAGGGGTAAACGCCAGGCCAGTAGACTGATCGATAACAGCGTTATCAGGCAGTGGTCCCCTCACTCCATATTGCGCCCCACCCTGTGCTCCTGCTCCAGGTGTATAGATTTCACCACCTAAATAGCGAGCACGATGAGTATTGACCTTGATCGCGTACTCACGGTTTTCTTTCGATAAGTCACCTGTGCCTTTTTTCCACTTATTGATAGTGCCAAACCCAGCGTTATATGCAGTGATGGCCTCGTTTAAGTCTCCATTGGCTTGCTTCAGATACTTGCTCATGAGAAGAGCCGCAGCTTCTGCCGATTTTTCCGGATTAAAAGAATCTTCCCGGGATAATCCAGTTTCCTCACGAGCAACGCTCGTAAACTGGAACATTCCGAGAGCGCCACCACTTAGCTTTCCATTTGGTGATCTTGTAAGCGTAGATTTTGCGTTAGGATTACCACCAGATTCAGTTGCAGCGATCGCGTAAAGAGTACCTTCAGGAAGGTCATATTTATTCTCTAGTTCAGCAAAATACGGAGCCAACTTATCGAGATTTGCCTTACCTTCAGCGCCAAGACTTCCGACTTTTACATCCAAGTTGCCATTATTGTAGGTATCCGCAGCTTTCTGAATGTCATTCCTGGTGCCAGTGGTATTAAGCGACGATGATGACGAGCTATTTTGACCAATAGCTTTATCAATTTTCTGCAACGCGCTATTGCCCGTTTCTACTGCATTTGCATTGATAATCTGATTGGCAGTTTGTTTAACTGTTTTATTGCTATCTTTCGCCGTGTCCAGTGCCGCATTTATCACGCGGGTAGCAATATTACTCTGTTTGGCATCGGATTCAGTTTTAGAATCAGACGTCTCCTGGTGGCTATTAACCAGAGCTTTTAACTCTGGAGTGATTTCTTTCGCATTAGCCTCGCCGATCGGATTGGGTATTTTTGATACAATCATTGCCGCAGGGGTATTTTTAACGGCATCAAACGCTGCATCTAATGCTTTACCGGGTAAATTTTTAACCCCATCCCAAATATTACCAGCCGCCTCTTTAATGTGTTTCCCTGGGTTCTTAATGAAATCAATTGCACTATCAATTGCATCACTGAAAACCTGTTTCAGGTTATCGACAGTAAAGAAGTCTTTGATGGCATCCAGCTTTTCAAGCAGCTTATTAGATGTATCGCTAAACCATGCTGAAACAGCATCACCAATCTTTGCTGTGTAATCATCGAACTTGGTAGAAATCGTGTCGCCAAGGTTAGAAATATATGTTTCTAAGTTGGTAATCCCACTATCAATGGCCTGGGCAATACTTTCCGTCGAAAATGATTGCAACATATTGCCGATATCCTCAAATCCAAGTGATTTGAGAACCTCACCAATGGCGCTGCTAATACCAGATACAAGCCCCCCCATATCAAGAACATTAGCTAACGTATAAGCGGCTTTTTGCTGGAATGATGGATCTTGTCCTGATTTAAGCCCAAACGCTCGACGTTGCGCTTCTGTATCATTCCAACCGGTTACCGCATCATAAATACCTCCAGCCACTGTGCCGACCAGGGGAATTGCGCGTAACGCCCCTTTACCAACTGCCTTTAATCCAAGTTTACCTGCTGCCCGGGCAGCCAAATCTCCGCCTTCATGGGCGAGAGTCTTCTTGCCACCACCGCGTAGCATTCCTACAAGTTTCTTTGCCCCCAGAGCGCCAAAAGCGAGTGCTCCAGCTTTTTTCAGCATGCCACGCCCCATTAACAACGACGCGACGCCACCGGCCCCCTTCCCTAACAGGCTAAATAATTTGGACAGCAAGCCGCCCTTCTTTTTCCCGGTGTTTTTGGCTATCTGATCAAGGGCGCTGAGAATCTTGTCATTGCCCTCTTTAATTTCGCTGGTCTGCTCCTGAAGTTCCTGAACCGTCCGTTTTTGGGTGTTAACCTGAACGACATCGGCACTATTTTGCGATTTACGCCTAAAAAAACCTTTTCTACGGCTGTTATCGTCATTGCCACGAATCACATCGGCAATAGACTTTCTGGCACCATTAAGCGATCCACCAACTTCTTTTGATATCCCGCCAAGCTCCTTCCCTGCGGCCCACAATGGACCAGCAACGGCATAACCTAACGCATCGACGGCACGAGTCTCTGAAGGGTTACCTATGCCTTCAGCTACTTTTGACAGTTTTTTTAATAAACCTGATTCAGCATTTAGACGCTCATCATCCTCTTTGCGCCTGTCCTTTTCAGCACGTTCAGCACGGGCATCTTCCGCTGCGGCCTTACTCCCTGACTTTCCAATAAAACGACCACGCGCATCGCGTTGGTTTTGGCTTTTTTGCGCACCGTCTTTTTGACCGAACATTTCGCGAGCGTGTTCGGCTGCTTCGGTCCGTTGCGCCTTTACATCTTCTGTTATAGCCTTCTTGCGTCGTTTTTTACCCTTTCGCGTAGTTGATTTGGCCTGCGGTTCCTGTAGAGCAACATCCTCCTGAACTACACGAGAAACGTCCCCTAAATTAAGCCGTTTCATTGCCTCAACAATAGGGTCCACTGATGGCGCATTGGCCACAAAGTCTGGCTGGGAATTTTCGATTGTGCGATTTAATGCCGACACACTGCGAGAGACAGGATCAACTGTAGCAACTCGCCCCCCTTTCAAATCTTCAACGGCTTCCCGAATACCTGCAAGCTCTTCCAGCTCTTTTGCGCTGGCGGTTTCAACCGTCCTTATCACATCGTCAATGTTGGCGTTTTTTCTTTCCATGATCTTATCGCCTACCGCTTCGGTTTAAGTTTTTCTTCCAGTTTCTCCAACAGGAAAAACGCATAGGATTCAGTGAGCCTTTCAGCGTCCTGAATCGGTATACCCCCATACAAAACCAGGTTGGACACTAAGGTCTGATAGCTTTTCAATCCCCACCTGTGGAATGAAGTCGGTAGCCCGAAAGGGCACCCACAGACGGGTATACGCACCCTCTGTGGACTCCTTTGTATCCTGGTTTGGGCATTTGTGCGGCGGGAGACGAAGACGCATTTCGCCTTTATCGATGTAGCACGGTAAACCATGTTCGAGCTTTTCATGAGCCAGTCGGATGTGTGCCGCCAGCTTCATAAATTCAGTATCAATGGCCATCCGTTTAATCGTTTCATAACGACGCTCGGCCTGATCTTCACGAGTACCGCTAACATCGTTATAAAGCTCACACTGATAAGCGAATTCCCAAAAACGCAAATCAACGATCGCTTCTTTGAATTCCGCGTCGTCTTCAGGTGGCAATGCTGCACGGCGCATCTCCAGCATTTCCATTGCCCAACCATCAAGCGGCACGATACGCCATTGATAAGGTACTCCCTCTACAGACACCTCAATATCGTCAATGAAAGGTTCCACTTCCAGGACCTGGATATCTTCAGCCAGAGCATTCATATCGCAATCGTAATAATGCTCTTTACCGCAATGTTTACAGGTGTAGGTGAATGTCTCGACCGGTGTTTCACGGGAGCCGGTAAATATCCACCATAACGCGGTAATCCGGTCCTGCGCCGTCCATGTCAGGGGATCATGTTTCGCGGGTTCAGCCAGCAAGGCTTTTAAATACGCCGTTGTCTGTTGTTCTTGTTCCTCCGGTGTTATCGAGTTGAAACGCATCGCATCAGCAATATTTGGCTGACGGAACTGGATCAATTCAGTTGGCCGCGATGGTAGCGGGAAAAGGGGTAAAAGCATCCTTGCTCCTTAATTCAAAGAGAAAAACTAAAGCCCAGAAGGGAAGCCAAAGAACTTGAGGATTGGTTAAACGTGCTGTGCAATGCGAAGGTCATTGGGAATGACTTAAATTCCGTAACCTGATCCCGCGCATAGGTGACATCGCCGGTAGTGACCGGGAATACCGTCATCTCATTTTCCAGTTTGGTTAAGCCGGAAGACAGCAACCGATAAATACGCACATTGAGCAAATATTTAGACGGTATATTCCCGGTACCGTCCGGATTGATCACCCGACTTTTTGCCGTCTTAAACCAGTCTAAAACGAGGCCATCAACGGTATCCCTGACCATCATTGTTATCTGCCCAGGCGAACGCTCCGTTGGTTGAAGGATATTCCCTCCGCCGATTTTAATCGTTTCATATTCGATGCTGTAATCGTGGTAGGTAATGTCTTTGGCAAAGAAGTCTGCCCCCTCCAGTCCATCAACTTCGACAGAGAACTGCCATCCTTGCGCGAACAGCATTTTGTTCATGATGATTGACGTCAGCTTACCAACTTCCCGCTCACCAACGCCGGAGCCAAATAATGTCGTCGTTAATGCCGAAGATACATAAGACTTTACTGAAGCAACATTAAGCCCCATATCAGCCCCCTCACTTCAACATGGATGAGAAAAGAACAATCCCCGGGATAATTGCCCTTGTTGCGCTCATTTTCTCTTCCAGATCCAGCTTTCGCTGATACAGCGTGTTCTCATCGGATAAATTGCTGGCATCGAGTTTCCCCGCGATAGATATTCTTCGCAGGCGATCAGTGTTAGGTATCGCGATTAACACTTCCAGATAGTCAGAAAGTAACCCAATGATTTCAGGTGGCACTTCTCCATTATCCAGATCCATATCACGTAAATTAGCCAGATATGACACATTCAGCGGGTATACCGCTCGATGAGTATCTTCAAGCCCGATATTCCCATCGTAAACATCGGAGTAGACAAGATCCCCGGTATGATCCGTAACCGATACGAGCGCAAGAAAATCAGCAGGGCAAGCAAGTGATTTACAGGTCTGATCAGTGAAGCGTATCCGCTTGATGTGTCCCGCCCTATCCTGGTAGGTTCCCAATGCTTTTCTTAGCAGGGATTCCAGTAAGGCAGGTTCATCCGCAATCAAAGGTGTGAAGCGGGATTTGACGTCTTCGAGTAATTGTCGTGGTGTCATTGAAACCTCGTAGAATCTAGTTTGTTAACAGATTCTACGAGTTGTCATTTGTGATAGTATGCTCGCAATCGTAGTGATTACTACCACCAACTGCTAGCTTTCTTCTCTCTAGCTTTTCCTTCGCTTTGCAGTAAATCTTTACTTCCTGTAGAAATATTTCTATTTGCATCAGCCTCAGACTGAATTACATCTGTCTTAGCTGCTCTCTCCTTCAACTCCTGCTCTATAAAATCGTTTTCTCGCTGGACACGAGCCGCTTTTGCTTGCAGTTCGAGTTTCATGCTTTCGAGTTGCAGCTTGCGAAGCTCATCCTCATAAGCTTGATCTCGCTTCTTGTCATTTGCTAGCTCGGCTTCTCGTTTCGCTCTACGTTCATTTTCTGCAGCAACACGCTGTTTTTCGCGTGCAGCAGCGGCAGATGCTGCTTTTTCTCTTCTAATACGTTCAGCTTGTGCTTGTTGGCGAATAAGTTCTTTTCTGGCATCCTCAGCTTGCTGCTCTTTAGCTCGCCCTTCATTTTCCGCCTGAGCAATAGCAGCAATTTGACTTTGCAACGAGTTAGCCAAGGCAGTGCCTACACTAAACGTAGAAAAGATTAGAAATAAAATAATTTTATTCATAAATTATTTCTTTTCTGGACAAGTAGCATTTGGCTGAATTCGAGTTTCATTATCTTTAGTTGAAATAAGCACAGCAAGCCCCGTTGTAAACTGGCATGCTTTACCAACTTGAGTTGAAGTGAACACCTTAGTTCCTTCTTTATAAGTCAGTGAAACACCTTCAACAATTGTTTTATCACTAACCAAAGAACCAGCCGCTGCACCAAGAGCCGCACCACCAGTACCGCCAGCTACAGCACCCAGTGTCGATGTGCCTTTAACATTATAACCGGCAACGCCCCCAGCAACAGCTCCCAGTACCGCACCAAATGTCTGTGCCGCTTCTTTATTAGCTTTATTATCAACTTTCACTTTAGCTGGAAGCACAGAGATAATATTGACTGTCTTTGTTTCCTGCTTCGAATTCAATTGAGCGGTATCATAAACATCGGCAGCATAATCAGCACCGCTAGATTGACACCCAGAAAGAAGAATTGCAGATACAACAAGAGCGCATAAAGTATACTTTTTAGACATAAGAATCATCCCAGAAAAACAAAAACCGGCGAGAAGTTACCACGAGAACGGAAAGTAAACAAGAATACTCCCATTGACTTATATCAAATAATCAACTTTTTATAAGCTATCCCTAACTTATTGTGTATAGCTGAAAAGTCAGAGATAAGTTCACCATCTGCATTATTTCTTAAGTTAATAGTTTATTGCTAACTTAATTTATGTATCGACTATTGATATCCATCTTAAAGTAACAATATCCCTCTGCATTATTTTTCATCACAAATAATACATCTATTGCACGACACTCGCCTGCTCTAATAAATTTGTATTTTTAAGTCGCGAATGCTATCTTTTCGCATCATATTGACCTTTTAATCGTTCAGGCTTATAGTTTCGCCGTCGTAGCAAATTCTGCGACCAGGTTTGACAGCCTGAATGATTGTGCGGACAACCGCAGATTTCCGATATTGCGGTATTTTTGTGTCCGTTAAACCGCGTTACGCCCAAATTATGGTGGGGCGTGATGGGGAGGCTTCGGCCTGCTGGTTTCACAATCGCCAGTCTGTCAACCCTGTCACGTCCTGCCACCTGTTTGACAGCGGGTAGCAGGTTGTTAAACCTGATTGTGAGGCCGTAACTATGGTTAATGCCAATCCTTGCGCACGCCCAGAATTCATCTGGCGTTTCTATTCCTGTAAAAAACACCACTATCACTTCGTTATCGCAGCAACAGAAGACGAAGCACGCTCTCAATTGCCTGACGGCCCCTGCATTTTTACTGCCCGTTTTTCAACTAACTCGCGCAATTCACTTAGTTACTGGAGCCTCCCCTTCTCTGCCGACGTTCAGGGGGGTTTATGAAAAAACCTCTCGTCACCCGTAATGACATAGCCGAAGCGATCGCCCTGCATACTGCCTGTATGCCGACACGGGAGATCCCCGGCGCAATTGCCAACTATTTCATGATAACCAGACGTTTTTATACCCGAACAGATAAGGCTGTGATCAACAAGCTACTGATAGCCGAGATCAGGGATTATTTGATTGAACAAGGACGTCTACGTTACGCAACAGTGGCAGCAGAAATGAGAAAGGAGGCACATAGAATGACCGGTAATAATTTGAATGTTGAAAAAACAGCACCTGTTACGTCAGCTACGCCAGCACCAGCCGTGAATATCATCCCCAACACCGGAGACACAATCGACAGCCTGACACTGTTAAAGATGGTCAATGAAGCGCGTAAGTTATGTGGGGAACCAGAGGTTCGGAACAACAAATTCATCGAAAAAATACTCGACGAATTAGAAGGTGAGGACGGTTACACAAAAAGTGCAACCGTGCCGCCAGGTGGCGGTACGCCTATGGTTGTCATAACCATGACCTACAAACAAGCCCTGCGAGTCGCCGCACGCGAATCAAAAGCCGTCCGCCGTTCGCTGATCGACAAACTGGAAGAATTGCAGCAGGCAAACTCCCCTGCCCCATCGATCCCCCAAACATTACCAGAAGCTCTACGCCTGGCTGCCGAGTTGGCAGAACAGAAAATGCAGCTGGAACAACAGCTGGTGGCCGCAGCCCCTAAAGTCGATTTTGCCGACCGGGTATCAGTGGCCAATGGAATCCTGATCGGGAACTTTGCAAAGGTCGTTGGACTTAAGCAAAACGCCCTTTTCTCATGGTTGCGCCAGAACGGCATTCTCATGGCTTTTGGTGCGCGCAAAAACGTACCGCGCCAACAGTACATCAACGCCGGGTATTTCACGGTGAAAGAAGTGGTGCTGGATGATGAAAATGGCTACCAGATACGGCTGACGCCCCAATTAACGGGTAAAGGCCAGCAGTGGTTAACTCGCAAGCTACTTGATGCTGGTTTGTTAAAACCAGTAGCAATAGGTTAACAAAAGAAAAAAACCTGCCAGCAAACTGGCAGGTTTCTGAGCAGATCGTCCAACCCGATCTGGATCGAGTCAGAAAAATTTGCTCTAATAAATTTCGTTTTCTAAGTGCAAAGAATCACCATTTCGAGCTGGTGATTGAAGGTTGATGCAAATTTGGAGAAAAAATGCAACAAACATTCAATGCGGATATGAATATATCAAACCTTCATCAAAATGTCGATCCTTCAACCACTCTGCCCGTTATTTGTGGTGTTGAAATTACGACCGACCGCGCTGGCCGTTACAACCTTAATGCTCTACACAGAGCGAGCGGACTCGGTGCCCATAAAGCGCCAGCTCAATGGCTAAGAACGCTGTCAGCTAAACAGCTCATCGAAGAGCTTGAAAAAGAAACTATGCAGAATTGCATAGTTTCGTTCGAAGGCCGTGGCGGCGGCACTTTTGCCCATGAATTGCTCGCAGTGGAGTACGCTGGTTGGATTTCTCCCGCGTTTCGGCTGAAGGTAAACCAGACATTTATCGACTATCGAGCCGGAAGATTACAACCTGCTATTCCGCAGAGTCTCCCTGAAGCTCTCCGTTTGGCTGCCGACCTGGCAGAGCAAAAGCAACGGCTGGAGCAAAAAATGCTTATGGATGCACCTAAAGTCGAATTCGCCGAACGCGTTGCTACCGCCAGCGGGGTTCTAATCGGCAACTATGCCAAAGTGCTCGGTCTGGGCCAAAACTATCTCTTCACCTGGTTGCGTGATAACGGAATTCTGATCGCAACCGGTGAACGCAGGAACGTCCCCAAACAAGAATACATATCCCGTGGGTATTTCACCCTTAAAGAAACCGTGATCGATACAAGCAATGGAAGCAGGATTTCTTTCACGACTCGTATAACCGGCAAAGGTCAGCAGTGGCTGATGAAGCGATTGCTTGATGCTGGTGTGCTGGTACCTGTCGCGGCAACGCGCTAACAGACGTAGTAAGAACCACCAGCATTGTAATGCTGGCTAAAGTCACTTTCCTTAGCTGTATAACGATGAGCGATTTTACTTTTTCTGGCTATGAATTGGCCTGCTTTGTAACACACTCCGGTCTATCCCGTAGCGCCGGGCATATCCTGTCGCAATGTGCAAATCTCGCGGCAACAACCAGTGAATACTTCATTCACAAGCCTCACCGCCTGATCGCGGCAGAAACTGGTTATAGCCAATCAACCGTCGTTCGTGCATTCCGTGAAGCTGTAAACAAAGGAATCCTGTCAGTAGAGATTGTTATCGGCGATCACCGTGAACGTCGCGCTAACCTGTACCGGTTTACCCCATCCTTTTTGGCCTTCGCACAACAAGCCCAAAATGCGCTGATTGAAAGCAAATTAAAGATCTCTTCAGCCGCAACCAAGGTTAAAGCTGTTCTCGCTAAGACATTGGCTTTATTTGATTTTTTATCCACACCCCCATGTCAAAATGATACCCCCTCCCCCTGTCAGGATGACGTGGCAATAAAGAATAAGAAGTCACAATTTAAAAAAACAAAAAGATCAGTTTCCGGCGCTGCCGGAACGACCAAACTCAAAAAATTGACTTCATGGATCGCTGGGGCAAAAGCAAAGGCCGACAATCTGCGTTTATCCAAAAAACGCGCTCAAAAACATGAGTTCAAGCAGAAGGTAGAGGCGGCAGCGCGGAAATATGCTTACCTGAAGAACAAGCGTTCTCCTGATATTGGCGGGGTATCAAACTTCGATAATCTGCCGCATTGCATGACGGTAAACGAAGCTCTTAATGCGGTTTTAGCCAAAAATAAAGATAACGAACAATGGGGTATACCGGCAGGATTCAGAGGGTGATAGATTGCTCTAATCTGGAGTCACCTGGCGTTTTCAGTTTGAGGTCGGAGATGCAATCTGATTTTTTACAGTTAGCGATCGCTTTTGCAGGATATGTTTGTATTGGCTTCTGTGTATACATGATCAGCCGAAAAATGCTTGTCGATATCGACCGCAAAGAACGAGCAGAGGAGATCTTAGTATGGATTTTCTTTGGCGCGGTCTGGCCATTAGGGATCATGTTTGCTGCAACATTTCTTCTGATGTGGATATTCACCCTACCTGGTGATTTCTATAGAAAAAAAGCCAGACATTGATACAATCGTTGCGGGTGCTTGAGGCTATCTGCTTCAGGCATTACCCGAAAAGCAGATAGAAGAAAGCCCCAGATAACATTACGCGTCCTGCAAGACGCTTAACATTAATCTGAGGCCATATCTATGCTTAGCATACGTAGATTAGCCTCTTACCGACCAAAAGGTCAAGGAGAAGCAGGCTATGAAGCAGCAAAAAGCGATGTTAATCGCTCTGATCGTCATCTGTTTAACCGTCATTGTGACGGCACTGGTAACGAGGAAAGACCTCTGCGAGGTACGAATCCGAACCGGCCAGACGGAGGTCACTGTCTTCACAGCCTACGAATCTGAAAGGTAAGAGACCTGGCGGGGAGAGATCCCGCCACTCTTCGTGTGTCAGGTATCCTCAATGCACCCTTTCCTCTCCAAATAAAAAAGCTCCCGAAGGAGCTTTAAAATACAAGGGATGACTCTTAATCCCACTCAATCCAGTTGTAGACGATACGAAGTGACGGGCGCACAGCGGCAGTCACATCTTCGGTACTAAAGTCGATTGCATCACTGTAGATTTTGCAGTCCAACATTTCAATTGTTGTAGCAGCTTTTGTCACAGCGTTAACCCCGGAAGATTTGGATTCAGGGGTCGCAGCCATCGTGATATCAACATAGTCCTTCGCCGCAATGCGATCCTTGATGAACTGAAGAATATCGCCTTCGATAGTCTCCACGCACTGGACCTGGATTTCCCCAGAGTTTCGAATTGGACCGTGCTGGTTGAACTTCACACCATTCGGACCATAGTCCTCCACATCCTCGCGGGTCATTTCAGGAATTTGCGACGTGCGAACCAGTACGCTGATATCTTCATGGCCTGCAAAAGTGAGCTGGAATTCAGAAGATACCAGTCGTTCGCCTTTGGCCGCGTTGGCAGTATAGCGGCCCTTAATAAATTTACGGTTTCCCTTAGTGTTATTGTGCCCCATATAAAATCCTTTTACTGGAACGCCCGAACAATATCGGAGCTGTTATATATCGAAGAACCGGTCAACTGGAGGTTGACGGTGTTTTTCAGGAAATGCCCATTGCTGTCCCTGGGCGCATCGAGATCGAAACTTATGTCCTGGATAGCGACATCAATGATGTTGATCCGGCGACCAATGTTTAGCGTCACACGCTCCGGGATTCGACCACCAATACTGGCATCTTTAAGTTCCGGGCTAATCATCGCTGACAATGCGGCGATAGCTCCTGAAACCTCCGTGAATGGATCAAACAAAGCGATGAAAGTTACTGGCAGCGTGAAAGTCGGCGGTGTTCCCCCCTCCCAAACCATTAAGCTGTTCCAACGGGCCACCGACGTTGTTTCAGTACCAACCTGCGCAAAACCACTGAAGGCACCAGCAACAGACCCCATGGACATACCGGTAAACGGCGCTTCCCAATTCTGGGCCATGTTCATTGCTGCCCCCTGGCTGATATATCCGGTAACCTGGTACTGAGAGTTCGTTAAAGTAACTTTCAGAAATGGCGATACACCGTCAGCCTGGCTGTAAACCCCATAAGGTATAGGTGCCATTCAAGTTAAAGGCCGGAGTTCTCCGGCCTCCTCCTTTAGCCAAGGCGCTTACGGCGCAGTTTCATTGACTTTTTGCGGGCAAGTTTTGCCGCACCGGTCTGGGCTTTTCGACGCGCTTTTTTCAGCGCCGATTTTTGAGCCGCAGTCAGACGTTTTTTACGCAGGCGTTTACGGATGAGTTTGATCTCACCGTTACGAACAACCTTCTTAAATGCTTCAGTCAGCATTTCATCAGAAGTGCCAGCAACAACAAACGCCGCTTCCAGTTCGTCGCGGTCGTCGCTATCTAAACCAGCAATAGAGGCACCAACATCAGCAGCTGCGTCGTCGTCTTCATCGTCAGCCAGTGCTTCGATCAGGTCATCATCTACACCGCATGCTGCGAGGAAGTCAGCAACATTTGCCCATGCTTCGTTATAGGCATCGTCCTGTTCTTCTGTAACTTCGGAGTCGTCGTCATCAGAGATACCAGCGATAGCCTGAACGAAACCATCAAGGGAGTCGAAAGTCAGATCACCGCTATCAGCCCAGGCGAAAACGGCGTCGGCCGCATCACTCAACGCATTCTGCATAGCACTTCGATTTGCGGCTTCCAGAATCATCTGGTGCGCCTGTTCGACGGTCCATTCTTTACCGTCTTTCCCTTCCAGGATTTGCTCAGGAGCCGGGGCAGATGGAACGTTATCGTAAGTCTGTGCCGCCGGTTCCGGATTATTATTAATAACCGGATCTGTTGGCGGTTCGGCGCTTGCTCGGGCAGACTCCATCAGCTGCACAGGATCAGAGTTCAAAGCGAAACGAGACAGTCCATTCCCCAAAAATGCCCCGGATTGAAAAAAGTTTTTGCTCATTGTATTCCCTTACTTAATAAGCAGCGGTACGCCCTGGATACGACGGGCTACGCCAGTCGGGCAGCAGGCCCAGACTACTTCCCATTTATCGAATTCCGCCTGCGTAACTTTCAGCACATACGGTTCTGTACCGTCAGCATCAGGATCACGAGGAGCCACCAGAGCGCCGGAGGCGACAAAGCGATCTAAAAGTTTGGTCATCCCTTTAGTCAGGCCAGCCGCAGTAATACCGTCCGGGCTATGCTTCATCTGTCGGGCTAACTGGACAAAGAAACGGCTGATTGCATTCATCAGGGATGGGACGTGCTGGAAGTGCAGATAGTTATCCTGCGTGCAGCAAGTTAAAGCATCGTCGATGATCATCTGGCCAGAAGTACCTACAGATACTTTATTGAGTCGGCCCTTGACCATAGCTTCTTCGTCCGGGGTGTCTTCCGGATACAGCGGTTGAAGTGATGCACGAGCAATGACGGCACGTTCTTCACCAGCCGGTGAGTAATGCCAACCGCCGACATCGGAGTTTTTCTTGACGCCACGAGCTTTCGCTGCATACGCCGCGCCAGACAGACCGAAGACCACGCGGGATTGGGTCCATTTGTCTTTGCAGGAGAACGGGAAATGATAGACAGCACAGCTTACATAATCGGTACCAAGTAAACCGGTATCTTCAACAGCAGAGATCGCTTCCGTGTACGTCAATGTCGGTTTGACATCAAAGAAGCCATCAATCAAGCGATCAGAACAGATATTACCTAACGCAGTGATCGCCGCATTGTCATAGCAACCCAGGCCGAGAACAGCGGTGTACATGTACGGCGCATTGTTCAGCACTTTCACCGCACGCAGGTAAGCAGCAGTGGAAATGTTCGACTGATCGCCGTTGGTACCGCCAGTGAACGCCAGCGATTTTTTATTTGTTACTTTCGCCGTCGAAATCAGCTCTTCATTAACAACCGCGCGCAGATATTTAGAACGGGCTTCCAGAGCCGTAGGCAGATAACACAAGCGGCCCATGTCATCTTTCGCTTCTTCCGCCAAAGACACAGTGTGTGTCTCCAGGGTCGTTACCACGCCGAGCGAAGTCGTCTGGGTCAGTTTCAGGAGGAAGCGTTCATTACCTGCGCTGTCCGCTGTTGCCGTTTCGATGGTTAACTCACGGGTAGGTGAAATACACGGATCACCATCATCAACGTAGATAGCAAAGGCTTCGCCGCTATCAAGTTCAATTTCAGAACCGTATGGCAACGCACTGTAAGCCGGTTCGCCTGATTCATCGAACATAATAATCGGGAACTTCGCATCATCCGGAACAGCACGAACAACATAACCTGACGTTTGCTGAATAGCTTCGTATACATGGCGAATTGGTTCGAACTGTGAGCCGGAAGACGGCTTCAGCGGTTCGCCGAGAACATCTTCGTAATTGGACTCAGTAACCGCAAGAACAGTAAACGGCTTGCCACGCGCAAATACGCCAATACCAGCCCACAAGCTGCTATTTAATGCAACACCGGTAGATAACGTCGCATCGGCATTGATCGGGCTAACCGCGACGCCGGATGCATTACCTAATGACTGTTGAATTGAATATTGAGACATAACTTTCCCTGTTATGCGCCCCGCACGGGGGCGCTATGTTAAACGGAGAACTTCCCCTGATTACTCAGAGTCACCGGCATCAATCGTGTCGCCGCTTATGAAGTTAAGCCCGCCTTTTTTGGCCATTGTCAGCGTTACACGAGTGAAGTAATCAGCGCCGTTGCGTGGGTGCATATCGTTGATAGCCGAACCCCACAGCGTGGTACGGTTGACCAGCGCCGGAGTGGTCGGATGCTGGAACGGGATGGCCGGGACAGCATCACCAGTCACGAAGCCTGCTTTACCCGGATTTTCATCACGGACGTAGCACAGCACATCCATCGAGCTGAACTGAATGTTCTCTGTCGTTAAGTTTTTACAAATACCAGCAGGTACTTCGTACACTTTCACGTTACCGAACAGGGTACCGATGTAGTGAACATACGGAGTCTGGATATAGTCTTCGGCTGGCTGGAAGAAATCCTTCGGCAACTGTTTGAAGAAAGATGCTGCATCAGCACCAGCAAACATCCCCATCGCACCAGAAGATTTAACGCGCTCAATAATGTCGCGATATACAGTCTGGAATTTGCCACGAATGATGGTTGCCCATACATCAAAGGACTGGTTAACCGGCAGAGCGATGTCAAAGGAGTCGGTCGCAAGAGTACGCCAGATCATAATGCGAAGACGCAGCATATCCTGTTCATGAGACAGGTATTCCTTCAGGGTGCGGAACTGTAGGGAACCCAGGTCCAGACCAAACTCACGCTGTGCTTCATACGCCGCCTGTACAGTGTGCTCAGCCGCGATAACGAACTGACTTGGGAACAGGGTGTATTTCTTCATTTCGTGGTTGATCAGCGGGATCAGCTCAGGAGCGGCTTCAATATTGATTTCCGTCTCAATTGCAATCTCAGTGCCTTTATCCGGCGCTTTGGAGAACGACAGGGCAATCTGACCAATGTTGTAGTTCAGAGAGCAGGTAACAGTGATTTGCTCACCAGCAGCATTAGTAAACGAGTGAAGTAGGCTGCCGGAACCGTTATCAACAACAGACTTAATACGGTTAACGTAGATGTTAGTGCGACCTTTTCGGATTGGTACATTCTGGCCTTCGAAGTCTTCCATCTTGAAGGTTGCGGTTTTGCTAGTGCCATCGGAGCTTGCCACCAGCACATAGCGGCGACGTAACTGGCTGTACACACCGACGGATTGCATGTCCAGAACATCACCAGCAGCATAAGAACCAAAAGAGGAACCTGCCACGTTAAAGACTTCATAGATGTCGGACTGGTCACGCGTAACCGGAATGAAGGTACACGCATCAGCGGTAGCTGCCCCCAACTGAACAGGCAGGATCATCGCGAGGAATAAAGGCAGACGCATAACACCGTCAGAAACGCTCATCATCTCTGCTGCGACGGATTCCAGCATCGCTTTATTAGTGGCATCCATGCTATTGCGGGTGGACTCTATCAGGCAGTTTTCCAGCGTCTGGTGGCAGGAGGCCAGAATTTCCGGACGCGGCATAGATTTATGTGCTGCGGCGTAGTCAGCCAGTGCACTTGCCCACGCTGTAGCGATTTGAGCGGTGGCATTATCAGAGATACCCGCAAAAACCGGGTCTTTACGTGCAGCTTCAAGGATAGATGCGGCACGCGCGGCATCATCTTTAATGAATTGGTTATCAGTACCGAACTGCGCAGTGCTTGCCCAGCCAAGCACAGCTTTAGAGCGTTTTGCGATATCTGCAATACGATTCTGGTATTCGCGTAAGTTACTCAATTTACTCTTCCTTAAACACAAGGCACTTGTGTGAATCCCTTTTCGGAAGAGATTTTATTGAAAGTCACTTGTTGACTTTCTCGTGACAAGCAATTTTTTTATTTTTTTCGGGAGGAGGGGAGGAAGGTAAAATCCAAGGTGAAATCGTGGCGATTTCACCTTGAAATTTTAGAGTAATTTACTTTAAAAACAGTCAGTTAATAGTGAAATTTGAATGGCGAAAGTTTAAGGCTTCGGCTTTTTATCGAGGCTCTTTCTAAGGATATGCCCAATCATCCTGTCGAGTTCTTCCTGTAACTCTTTTGAGAGTCGATTAAACTCATAAGAAAATGCACGGCCTTTCACGCGCTTCCTTGCAAAGCGATCCTTGTCCTCAAATTTCCATAATTCAGTAACTACGGACTTATCTTTAGAACCTTTATCCGTGAGTAGTGAGGCTTCCTTTGTTATCAAGCGCAGGATTTTATTTTTAACTTCATCTTCGGCCATTTCTTCAATGGATAAGATGTCGTTTATTTCCGGGGATATGTTTTGAATAAGCTGATCAAACTCTAAATTCTTGTTCCCCATTTCGTCGCCAACAGCACAAAGCGTTTTGTAGTCCGAAAAGGTTAATTCCGACTGCACAGGGAAAAGGGCGACTAATTCTTCCGGAGCACTCGCTGCCTGGAGAGCACGCGTGACCTTCGCCTGAGACAGCCCTTCTTTGGCTGCAATATCCTTCTGACTCATCCCATCATTTTTCATTCGCATCAAACGCAGACCTATTTCTCGAATGCTGTGCTGCAATGCTGTCTGAACGTCTTTCGCTAAATTTTGCGCTTCCTGAACGCTGATCTCCTGGTCCGTGACTAAAACCCGCAACCCTACGTTCTCTAAGATGGCAGAAGCTCGACGCCGGGAACCATCCAAAATTTCAATTTTCCCTGTAGCCCGTCTAACACCTATTGCAGGGTAAAATTGCTGATGCTTAATAGTGCTTCGGATACTTTTTAATGATTTTGGCGTAAGAGATGCCTGGTCACGCCCGTTGTTATGCTGATCAACAAAGGTATCGCTTTCTACCTGGTTCGGAGGTATTACCTCTTCAATAAATGTGGCCTGGCGACCAGTTGATAACTTGAATACCTGCTCGACTCGATCGCCAGAGGCTGAAGAACTATCAAATCCGCTTAATATTGAAGGATTAAGGGTTCGCCCAATTGTTGGTCTGTTTTTCTTTGACATGGGGGTTTCTTACTCCTCAGTTAGATCTGATAAATTCAATACGGTCAAAAACTGCTTTAGCAAAATCTTCCGCGGCAATTCGCGCGTTCTTCAATGCATCAGCACTACCAACATACGTTGCCGGGTTAGCTGAAATAACAGTGTCAAAAGACTCGCCGCAGCGTTCAAAACCGTCAAGGCGAGGGAGGACGACATCAAGCATATCCCCACCGAACACTTCTTTAGCCAGGCTATGGCAATACTTATGGTCTGCCTTGTTACTCAACTTGGACATAAAACCAATGTTAGTCGCAAGCTGGCACTCGCAGCCTTCATCCGAAATGAGTTTCACCAACTCAGGAAGGCGGGCAACGTATTTAAGCGATGAGTGGAAATCAACCGTTGCAGGCGGCAGAGGTGTAAACAGTATATTGGCCGAGGCCAAAGCATTTTTCAGGAAGGCGTCAAGGTGAGGACCACTATCAACGAGGATAAAGTCATAATCGCTCTTCAGCTTATCAATCACATTTTCTTTCAGGACTGCATGGATGTTCTGACCCGGTAGATGCTCATTGCACAGCTCTCTCCAATCGGATGCAATAAAGGCATCGTCAATCGACGCAGGCATAACGTCAACCCCAGGTACAACAGAAGGAACAATAAACTCCTCTAACAGCTCTTCACGGCTTACATTCTGCAACATAGCCTGTGCAGATGTTGCGTTTACGATACCAATAGAGTGTTTATGGCTTAAAAACATCGTTGCTGAAGATTGCGGATCAAGGTCAATAACCAGAATTCTTAAATCTTCCATCAGAAGATGAGGGTGGGCACGCATTGCATGCGCCAGAGAAACCGTCGATACAGTTTTTGACACACCGCCTTTAAGATTGGAGATGAAAATCACATACGCTTCGCTGTAGCGATCCCGGTATTTTGGCACTCCGCGATGTTCATATATGTCAATGATGTTCTGAATTGACATCGCATATTTCATTGAAGAGCCAGCAGGGCGTTTATCGAAAACATAACCCTTTTCTTCCATTTCACTTACGGCATAGTCAACGTTCGCTCGAGTCAGTAGAGGCAATTTTGCCAGTGCCGCTTTCGCATAGACCTGGTAAAACTCGTTCGCGTGTAGCTCATCCTTTTGCAACTGTACTTGTTCAGTCAGAACATTGAGCATTCTGTTTGCTCTTTGAGCAACCTTGTGAAGCTGGCTGGAATCACTCATCGAAAGTCATCCTTTATGCTGTATTTTTGAATTTAATTAAAAATGCTGCATAAAATAATAATGTATGCGTAGATGCTTGTACATAGCATTCCCTGCATGTTTACTCCTTTGCCAAGTGTGTCACAACATGCTTTGGCATCCTCCACGCGTAAAGGACGCGGATTTCTTCTATGTTCAGGTTGTAGCCTGAATCATTTTGGTGATTTCCTGCTTCAACGGGCAGCCCGGCTTCACTCTCTATCAACTGGTGAGAACGACTTGCCCGGCAGCTTCGATGTGTGCTGGAGGGAGAATAAAAGTCTAAGATGTGCGATAGAGGGAAGTCGCATTGAATTATGTGCTGTGGAGGGATCGCCGGTATCAAATATGTGTGCTGGAGGGAAAGGCAGAGAATTACATGTGCACTGGAGGGAAAAACGGATGGACAGATGTGTGCTGGAGGGAAAGTCTGGGCAAACTGCGGGGCGTCCCCCTCCAGCGCACATCAAAAACAGGAAATTGGACAAGCCTTCCCGTCAGCACACATTTTTTTAATGCATCTTCCCTCCAGCACACACTTATTCGGGAAGTTTCAGCTTTGGATTGCGAGAATGGACGATTACAAAACTTTCCCGGCCTTTCTTCTCAATTGAACAGTCGAGATAGCCGATTGTTTTAAGCTGTTCTATCGCTTTCTTAATGATACGGTTTTGCTCGCCAACAGCTGACTGCAAAGCCAGGCGCTCACGGATTCGGGCGAAAGATAGCGGCAACGGATTCTGCGGAAGGCTTTCGATGAAAGTGTAAATGGCTTGTGCAGCTTCTTTCTTCGGAAGGGCACGCAAGGCGTGGTGTTGCAACAGAACGCGATAATCAAGCTGGAACAGCTCCCACAGCTTCGAATCAGCCTCCAGCTCTATCAGATCAAGGTCAGCATCAAAACGACCGACCTTTAGCAGACCAGTCTGATAGCCGCCTTTAGCATCTTTTCCGCGCTTAAAAGCGATACCCTTGTTACGTAAGCGTCCAAGTGATTCATGAATGGTTAAACGCAGTTTCGCATCCAGACGTTTTGAGGGGAAACCACAGGCTTTAGCGAATTCCTGAAACGATAACTGGATGGTGTTTGAGGACAAGCCGTATTTGCTGAACGCGTAGATGACACCGATCCACGTTTTGAAATCAGTATCCATATCGAGTCGAGGACCGGTGATTTTAATATCATCGTAACCCTCGGCTTTAGCTATCTCCAGCTGGGAAAACGCTTTGGTGGCATCAATCTCTTTACTTTCTCCTTTGCTCTTTGATGGCTTCGGCACGAATACCCCCAAGCGCATCAACGCTACAGGCTGCACAGTGTTGTTTGAATTAACTGTTAGTTCTTTTGCCTTACTTTCAATGTCTGCGTAAAGAATATCGGAGATAAAGGATTGATTCATATTACTTTTTCCGAATTATGTGGATAGTTTTTATAAGCGGTGATAACTACCCAGGCTTTCCCGTCAGCACACATCCTATATCCCGCCAGCACACATTAGCAACCCGTCAGCACACATTTTTATCCCTCCAGCACACATCGATTTCCCTCCAGCACACATCGCGATACACTTCTAAGCCAGACGTGGCGCGGCCTGCAACGATCAGGGATCTATATGGATCTAATTGGGATCTGTATGGACCTAATTATTGGATCTACTCAGTGGATAATGTGGATAAGTGAAAAACCGGCCAACAAAGCCGGTTAGAAGGAAACCGTATTATTCTACGCTTTCGATAAGAAGACCATGTTCATAACATTTAAGCTCATCGCCTTCATACAGGAATTGGTATCCAACACCACCACCTTCCGGAACATTAGGGAATAAATCATCACTTACCGAAGAACAAATCACACCAATGCAGCGATCAACGCCTTCTCGTTCTTCAGTGCTGAAAAAATCCTCTTCAATAAGCACTTGATTACATTGCTCATCAGCATAAGTTGGAAATACATGCTCGATACAATCTGGATGTTTTAAACCAAGCTGATCAGCAAGTTCGAAAGCATGACGGTATTGTTCAGATCCTGGCTTGCCAACAGTGATTTGCTCAATTTTATAGATTGAAGTCGCTTTGTTGATAGTTTGCTTAACTGTTACTTTATCAGACATAAAAATCCCTTTTAGTTACCGCTGATAGCGCGGTTGTAATCATTAACGTTGCGATTCTTCCTGTTAATCCCCATCAGCATCGTTTCTGTATCGAGGATATACGCTGGCAGATCATCAAAATATTCACTGCTAAACTCCGGCATCCTGCACATAAATGCACTTTTGGGGGCAGGGTGGTTAACCTTTGTCGGCGTCGGCGTTAAATTCGCTGATCGACTCCCGGAGCAACCGCTGAGTGTCAGCAGGAATGCGCTGGCGAACATTACCCGCCGCAACCAGTTGTTTCTGAACTTCTGCTTTTCGTTCCATTTGCCTGTCAGCATACTTGGCTTGCTCTGATTCATTTTTCACTTCCTGGCTGTGAAAATGTTGATCTGCTTTGTTCATCGTCTCAATGGTCTGGTTAAGATCCATTATTGACTTATCACGTTCCTTAACAGCCTGATCAAGACTGCCAATTTTCTCCATGGCTTGCTTTAGCTGATGACGTTCCCATGCAAACCCAGCACCAACAAGTGCGCAAATCAGAACAAGAACACCAGTAGCAGCAAGTTTCTCCTTCAAAGACAAAGCTGTTTTTAACGTAGAAAAGAATGACATGTCTTCCTCCTGAAGAAAAATTATCAATGAAGTCCTTTGTTACTGTGCCGCTTTGTTTAATTCATTAAGAACAGAATCAGGAACCAAAGCGGCAACTGCGCTGGCTGTGCTGGCCTTATTTGCTGATGCTTCCGCAAGCGCGGTACTGATAGCATGGTTATAAGCAGTTATGGCTACGTTGGCGCTTTCATTCGCTCGTTCATACTGCTGTTGTAACGCAGTTGTGGGCGCTATTGTCTGGTTGAAAACAACCCCAAACTGTTCAGTTGCTACTTTCAGAGATTCAATTTGCTCTTCTGTTAGTGTTGGTGGGGGAGTGCCACCGCCTGAACCAGAGCCTGACGAGCTTCCTGAGCCAGTGTTAAGGGTCTGGTTAATCTCCCCCATAGCAGCGACTAAACTTGATGTATTAAGCGCGTTAACAGTGTCCTCAAGCGATTTAGTAATATTCACATCACCAATGGCAATAGAGATCGGCAGTTCTGAAACTTCTCGCTCATTAGCACGGCAGTAAACATCCCAACCAATATCGAGTTGAAGCAGCATTGACAGATCTGCATAACCAGCCAACAGGTCCGCGTGCTTAGTTGCCAGTTCTCCAATGTTCGTTAAGCCGGTTGTGGTTGTTTTGATCGTTGAAACATAGCTGGTAATAGTGTTGGGATAGACAATTGTATCCAGAATTAATCCGGTCAATTCTTCTGCAAGCAGTTTTGCTGTGTTAGCACTGTTTCGTGCCGATGTTATGGCACCAGGTGTTTTCATCCCACCGGCGGCGGCCAATTTTTTATATGCGGATAACTGGTAGTCTTTTTCCAGCATGATATCTCCTAACTTACCTGAACCAGGCCGTCTCCGGACGCTACGGTAGATCCGCATGAAACAGGGTCACCAACGCATACGATCCCTTTACCATTGACGGTAAACCATGCCCTGGTTGATATAGCTTGCCCACCGTGCGTACTGTTTCCATCGGTATGCTGTGCATATTGCTTACCATCAACTAACACTTCGACTCCGTTGACTTTAAGTAGTGGTTCACTCTCTACAGGAGGCCTGGATGGGAATCCTCCGTGCCCCGAACAAATGCTGTCTTTTGTTGCAATACTTGCCACGCCATCACCAATTATTTGCTCTGATTTTCGTTATTTTAACTTAGGTTATTTGTGGTCTGTATGGCGTTTACTTATTACAAAATTGCTCTAATAAATATTGTTTTTTATGTCGTATTTTCGGTACCATTCAGCCATCGCCCTTCAATGGGCATTTGTTTGGAGTCGTCAGATGCAGATGGAGCTAATAAGCCGCAAGGAGTTCGATAGCCGTGTAACCAGCGGTGAACTCGACAACTTGCAGGCTATCAAGGTGAAAGAAGGCTTTTGCCTCATTGGGAATCAGAGCGGAACAAATCGCGTTTTTATGCTTCGCCGTACGGATTTGAAGCCATTTGTCTGGAAGAACGAAATTGGTCCCAGCTCATACGCTCAAACGAGGGGGTGCCACAACCTGGCCTTTTTCTACAAAGACGAGCTTTCTGTGGTTGATATTCAAGGGTTACAACATGTTTAAGCACTGGAAAAACATTACTATTTATAAACTTTCTCGTGAGGCGGATCTGACCGACTTAGAAGATAAAAAGAAAATGATCCTTTTCACGCCATGCGGTAGTCAGGATATGGCCAAGTTCGGTTTTGTATCTCCATTTGGCGATAATTCCGAAGTTATCGCTATGCATGGAAATGGTTTTATCCTTGTTGAAGCAAAGCGCGAAACAAAAATTCTTCCCCCGCCGGTTATCCAGCGAGCTATTCAAGAGAAAATTGAAAAACTTGAGCAAGAACAAGCGCGTAAACTGAAGAAAACAGAGAAGGACTCCCTGAAAGACGAAGTTCTACATTCTCTTCTGCCACGGGCTTTTTCAAAGTTTTCTGTTATCCAGGCGATCTACGACGGTTCAACTAAACGCATCTATATCAATGCCAGCGCGCGGCAGGCAGAGGATATGCTCGCGCTTATGCGTAAGTCTCTGGGTTCTCTTCCTGTTGTGCCACTAAGTGTTGAAAATCCCATTGAGTTAACGCTGACCGACTGGGTACGTGATGCTAGTGCTCCACAGGGATTTCAAATGGGGGATGCGGCAGAACTTAAGGCCGTGCTTGAGGATGGCGGTATCGCCCGAGTGAAAAAGCAGGATTTGGGAAGCGATGAAATTTCCACACACCTGGAAGCTGGCAAGCTCGTCACAAAGTTGGCACTCGACTGGCAGAACCGCATTAAATTTACACTGGACCATAATTTCAGCCTTACCAGCGTCAAATTTGCGGATGAATTGCTTGAGCAGAACTCTGATATTGATAGTGAAGATGTTGCGCAGCGACTGGACGCAGATTTCTTCCTGTTAACCAGTGAAATTTCTTGCCTGGTTGATGCTCTGGTAAATGCCCTGGGCGGAGAGGCTAAGCAGTGAGAGAGCTGTGCTATGGATCTGTTTGCAGTGGAATTGAAGCCGCGAGCATTGCATGGGAACCGTTGGGTATGCGTCCGGCGTGGTTTGCTGAAATCGAGCCTTTTCCATCTGCCGTTCTTGCGCACCGCTGGCCCCATGTCGCGAACCTTGGCGACATGACAAAACTCGCCCAAAAAGTCCAGGCCGGAGAAATTGAAGCCCCTGATGTGCTCGTCGGGGGTACGCCTTGTCAGGCATTCAGTATCGCGGGCTTACGTGGTGGGCTTGATGATGAACGCGGCGCGCTAACTTTGAAGTATGTGGAGCTTGCAAATGCAATTGACGACAAACGGTCTGAGTCCTTCCTCAAACCGACAGTTATCGTCTGGGAAAATGTCCCAGGAGTCCTGTCATCAGCAGACAACGCGTTCGGATGTTTCCTTGCCGGATTGGCTGGAGAAGATGCGCCATTCGAACCTGGTGATCGACCTGAATCACGAAAAAGTAACACGTTCTGGCGGTGGGATGTCAAAACCGGTTGCCATGCTCCAAAGTGGCCGCAGTGTGGTTGTATTTATGGACCGCAGCGAAAGGTGGCCTGGAGAATCCTTGATGCCCAATACTTCGGAGTGGCACAACGACGCCGACGCGTGTTTGTTGTCGCAAGTGCTCGAACAGACCTCGATCCCGCAACGGTACTTTTTGAGTTCGAAGGCGTGCGCCGGAATATTGCGCCGAGCCGAAAAAAGAAGGAAATCGCTTCCGCCATTATTGCAAATGGCGCTGCAATCAGTGGCGAAAGCCTAAATCCATGCCTACACGCTGACATGCCACCCGGTATGAAATCGACGAAAGCCGTAAACGCTTTCAGGATGGCGGCATTTGGGGAATATATTGACGATGAAACCGCATCGACAGTAAAGGCAAGAGATTTTAAAGATGCCACTGACCTTGCCGTTTTTAGCAGCACAGGAGCAGGTTTTTGGTCAGAAGGGCATGGTACATTGCGGGCACGTGAGCAAGAAAGCCATGAGCATCTTGTTACATTGGCTTTTCCTGAGCGTATGAGCGGTACACAACATGCTGCAACTAAGAATACTTCACCATCTCTAATGGCTAAAAATCCAACAGCTGTTTGCTATGAAGTAAGAAACGCAGAAGTAGCTGTCCGCCGTCTTACCCCTGTCGAATGTGAAAGGCTGCAAGGTTTTCCTGATGGGCATACGTTGATCCCGACGGAAAAGCGTAAAAAAGTTAATTCAGATGAACTGGCATATCTTCGCAATCACTATCCAGATTTAAGCGAAGAAGAGGCCGCGATGCTTGCAGCTGACGGACCGCGTTACAAAGCGATCGGCAATAGTATGGCAATACCAGTAATGCGCTGGATTGGCGATCGGATTACTAAGGCTGCATGTCGGCAAAAAGAAGGGAGTGAAACAAAAGAGCGAAAGGTTAAACCAGCGGCAGAATTCGAACGGCCCATATTCAAATGGGCTGGTGGAAAATTTGGTGTTCTGGAACAAATCTTTCGCTATTTGCCAGAAGGGAAGCGCCTGATTGAACCTTTCGTTGGTGGCGGAGCTGTCTTCATGAATGCCGGATATCAGGAAAATCTGCTAAATGATGTGAATGCTGACCTGATTAACTTTTACAAGACTCTGCAACGCGAGGCGCATTCACTTATCACTCTGGCACATCGTTTCTTCCTGGACTACAACACCCAGGAGGGATTCCTGGCAGTACGGAATGCGTTTAACAAACAAGTCTATGATGATTTACATCGCGCAGCGGCGTTTTTGTTCCTGAACCGACATTGTTTTAATGGATTGACGCGCTACAACCAGGCCGGTGAGTTCAATGTCGGGTATGGGAAGTATAAGTCTACGCATTTTCCATTACAGGAGATGGAAGCCTTCCTCGGTGCGGAAGGGCGGTCTGAGTTTGTATGCGGTGATTTTGCAGCGGTGATTGAAGCTGCCGGAGAAGGAGATGTCATCTTTTGCGATCCGCCGTATGAACCGCTCCCCAATACAGAGGGGTTCACGAACTATTCCGGTCATGACTTTAAGTTTGAAGAGCAAAAACGCCTGGTGTCTCTGTTGACGGATGCTCATCGCCGAGGTGCAAAGGTTCTCATTACTAACAGTGGCGCGCCAAACATCAGAGAACTTTATCAGGACAGTGGCTTCAGAGTGGAACCTCTTTTTGCCAGACGTTCTGTGTCTTGTAAGGGAGACACTCGTGGTGTTGCTCATGACGTTATAGCAATATTGCTCTAATAAATTTATTAGTGTAATATCGAATCAATGAATCGTGATTTTTAGAGCGATTTAGCTGTTAGCCGCGACAGGCGCGGCGGTAAGCATGGCTGGGCCTAGTCCTCCCAGACAAACCACCGAGTTGCCAGGTTGACCATGCGCCTAAGTGGCAACTCCGAAGTGCGTAACGAGCTTCCATCCAGTTTGCCCATCTTCGGGTGGGCGTTTTTTTCAGGGGTTTCGTCATGGTTAGCGACTTTGCGGCGGTTTAGCGAAAAACGCCGTAAACCCTCGCCTAATGCGGGCGGGTATATAAGGCGAAAAGCCAACAGGGCTTTAAAAAAATCATTACGGTGTTAGCATAAAAAGCCTGTATCAATGAGCGGTGACTATGTTAAGAGCAACAAAAGTACGCATTTACCCGACACCAGAACAGGCAGAGTACCTCAATGCCCAGTTCGGTGCAGTGCGCTTTGCGTACAACAAAGCTCTTCACATCAAAAAACATGCTTACCAGCGACATGGAGTAAATTTAAGTCCGCGTAACGATCTGAAACCGCTGCTTGCAGTGGCAAAGAAATCCCGCAGGTATGGATGGCTTAAAGAATATGATTCTATTGCGTTGCAACAGGCGGTAATTAATCTTGATGTGGCATTTTCCAACTTTTTTAATCCGAAGCTGAAAGCGCGGTTCCCGACGTTTAAACGTAAACACGGAAAACAATCGAGCTATCACTGTGTCGGGATTAAGGTGCTGGATAATGCCATCAAAATCCCAAAACTGTCCCTAATAGAAGCACGCCTTCACCGTGAACTTCATGGAAAGCTGAAAAGCATCACTATCACCTGTTCAGCAACGGGGAAATACTATGCTTCAATTCTCTGTGATGATGGCATGGAAGCTCCGGCAAAACCCACGTTGATATCAACAGTTACTGGCCTAGATATGGGATTATCGCACTTTGCCATCAAGTCTGATGGGGTAAAAATTGCAAATCCCCGCCATCTCATCAATGCCAGCCGTAATCTGCGACGCAAACAAAAAGCCTTATCCCGCAAGCAAAAGGGAAGCGCGAATCGTAAAAAGGCCACAATCCGTCTGGCAGCGTTACACGAACGGGTGGCTAATGCCCGTGCTGATTTTCAACACAAGCTCTCTCGTGCAATTGTTGACGAAAACCAAGCGGTAATTGTCGAGATGCTGAAAACAGCCAACATGATGAAAAACCACAATCTGGCAAGAGCGATAGGTGATGCAGGCTGGCATAGCTTCATCACAAAGCTGGAGTACAAGGCAGCGGAAAAAGGCGTTCACCTAGTAAAACTCGACCAGTGGTTTGCCAGTTCGAAAGCCTGCTATTGTTGTGGTTACAAAATGCCGGAAATGCCGCTTCATAAACGCATCTGGCGATGCCCTGAATGTGGAGCAGAGCACGACCGCGATATCAATGCGGCACTCAACATCCGGCAAAAAGGAATACTGGAACTACAGGCGGCGGGACTCGTCGTCTCCGCCCATGGAGGCCAGCGTAAATCCGTCGCACAGACGGTTGTGGCCTGAGAAGTGGGAAGCCTCGCCCGACAGGGCGGGGAGCAGTCACAAACTGACCATTAAAGTAAATGCAAACGATGATCTGATGATGGTTGCGGCCTAAGAAGCCTGACACCACGGGGTTGTCCCCGTCTGTGTATTAGGGAACGAGGAGGCATAACAGGCAAGGGCGCTGGTTTGATTAACCAGATGAACGAGAAGGGGCCATCTTCTGGTCAGCGTCCTTACCTGTTACGTCCTTTTTCATTCAGCGTAACAGCCGGTTCTTAACAGCCTTTGGGTAGAGTTCCTCGTATTTACGGGTATATTCCGTCATGCTGAAGGCGCTAATCACGCTGGAAGCTAGGGGGGATCCCCTGTTACCGAATTGCAGCCAGGGCGCGGGTGTAGTGGTTTATTGATTGTTACGGCGCATTCTGGGCTGTACTAAATTTCTGCGCCTAATACTACTACACTTGCCGTTTACTGATGTGTGGTATGTTGCATATGGGCAACACACTCAAGCCTGATGCAGCACGGTCAGGTAGGGGACGCCGACCTAATGTCTCGCCCTGCAAGGGCGGACGAAAGTAGATCACTATTCCGCGCAGCTATTTAGAAAGAACAGGTATTGAATTACCTGGAGAACAACTTACTTACGTTTCCGCCACACCTTCGCTAGTTACTTTATGATGAATGATGGTAATATTCTGGTATTGTAACGAGTGCTCAGATATACTTACATCTAAATAACAATAATATATGTTCAATTTAACCTTGAATATTTTGTAATGTTACACGACTTTAAAATTTAGAAGAAGAGGATTCGGTTGAATCCGATATTAAATCTGAGACAGGAATATAAGGTTACACGATGAAGCTTAAAAAACTACAATCTCTTGATTTTGTGAATGATTTTATGAGTCACCTAGAAACTGATTTTGAAAAAGAATTATTCACAGCTTGTTTGCGAAATTATGCATCACATGGCAACCCATTACGTTTTCATAACTTTGCATTTTCAATTCGCGAGCTAATAAAGCATATTATCGAGAAAAAATCTCCGAATGATAAATTATTACAAGCATCGTGGTATAAGAGAGAACATGAACATTACGAAATATCTAGAAGACAGCGTTTAAAATACTGTTCTCAAGCTAAAATTTCAGATGCGTACTTGGGGGAAGAGTTCCTGGAGGAGTCGAATGAAAGAATAGATGAGATGCTTAAGCTTTATTTCTTCTTAAATAAATATACGCATATAACAGAGAAATATATGCATCCATCACCTCAAGAGTTCTTCCTGAAGGCCAAACAAATACTGCAGATCGCTACAGAAATACTAAATGGTATACATATTTGTAGAGATGAATTAATTCGTACTCTCGAAGATAAAATTAGAAATGCAGTTATTGACACGGCGGTAAGCTCTATGCCTGAAAACCTAGTGACTATCGCGAATCATGCGTATGTAGATTACACTGAAGTCGAAGAATTTGGAATCACGTCGATTGATGATGAGTACATCAATATATATGCTTCCGGTACTGTCTATGTTACTCAAGAATATGGTTCTAGGAATGATGGGGTTAGCCTAGAAGAAAGTTATCCGTTCACGTTGCACATGGCTTCTCACTTAGACTCTCCTGAAACATTTGAAGTCATATCTGAAGCTTTAGAGGTAGACACTTCATCGTGGTACGATGATGGGGAGCAGGAGGATCAAATGATGGATATGGAAAGAAATGAAATTCATCGAATATCTGTTGCACCCCCAGACTTTGAGATGGATGACAATGTACCATTCTAACATAAAGAAACATAGGCTAGTAGCGATGAAGTGCGGTAAAAATGGCTAAAACTAGATAAGTAATGGCAATCTGTGCCAATGAGTAAATAACACAACCTATTAGATCTGCATTTATTTTTCAAAGGGATCATAATCGCACAGCCACCGGTTCAAGCCCGGTAGGGGACACCTTATTTGGTAGTTGTACGGCGTATGGCACATGCGTCGATGAAATCAAAACAGACGATGTGCTGCGTATTTTTGTAGACCACGCTGCATTTGACGTTAGTGGGTTTGATCACTCTTTGAGTATCCTTATGAACCTTCAGCGCCGACCGTTCCGTATGAGGCCAGAACGTTAATCGATGACGGATTGGTTACCATTGATTCGGGGAATATTTCGGTAACCCCATACAGACGGACGCCGGTACCAGCAACCGAATTCGCAGCTGAATTGCGTAAGAGTGACGTTTTTATCGTTACGCATCCCGAAAGCCTTGGATTAACTGTTCTTGAGGCGGCAATGTGTGGAGCGTTGATATTAACGCTCCACACATTGCCTTCCGCCGGATCGCCTGGATTTGGTGAACCATATGGTTATCAAGTCGCGGATTGATTGGGATGAGGTTATTGCTCGCGTTGATCGCGTGAAAAATGCTGAAAAGGTCCAGTGTCACACCTGGTCGGCAATCGCGGGAACGATGATTGAGACGTTTGCCGCGCCGAAATCACTGCGCGGCTTATAACATCACCTATCCTTGCTGCGCTTGGGAATTTGAAGATGACGTTTTTTCTGTGCCACTATTGGTTATATTATCTGTGGTTTCGTGAATATCTTTTCCTGGTACAGTCATATCAACAATTTTATATAGCCCTTTTCTCAGACCTGTCGTGGCATCTTCGTCGAAAGCTGTATAAATTGTGAACATTAGACCAACAGAAAATGCAGTAGCAAAAAGTTTAGGTACGCCAGAGAACAGAAACTTCATAAGTCTCCACAATAAATCAAGGATTTTATCCCAGAGATGCTCTGGCTCTTTAATTTTTTGGCTGTAGAGAACCGCACCTTTGGACAGCTTATTTAATGCTTTTTTTTCGGCAATTTTTAACTTTTTTTGCGCTAGTTCAAGTTCTTTATCATAGTGGTTTTTTATTTTAATAATTTCCGCATTAAACCGTTTCGTCATGTTATGGTTAGCGGTGAAAATATAAGCGTCAAGAGTGTTTTTAGCTTTATCTCTAAAAACATCTAATTGCTTTTGAGAACTAATGCAATAGTTGTGATATTTTGCTAACTCCTCATTGATCTCATCTTCAGTCTTGCCCATCTTACGAGCATTATCGGCTATTTCATTTTTGAAACCTTTGTAAATCGTGTATGAAATTAGTTGCTCGATGTTATTGGGGTCTTTTACTAATTCAGTAAACACCCATTGCTTTTGCTGTTCAATCATTGCGCACCAAACAAAAAAAAGCCCCGATAAGGGGCATTAATCATGTTTTATGAAAGCATCAAACCTTGATGGTTTTACGAACTTGTATGAAAGCTTCTTGAAAATATTTTCGACTTTTGCTTTGCGTAAGTACACTGTCCGTAAATGCTTTATTAATTTTAATGGCAGAAGAACCTGTGCCAGACAGTTTCTTGATAACGTCTGCCTGTTTAGCCATCACTTTTCCAGCTAAAGATGCACTTTTAGTTATATGCTTGCTGTTAGTGACTATTTTTTTTGCAGCGACACTCGCCACGGCTGCTTCAGAGATCTTACGAATCTCTTCCGGGCTGAGGTCTGGCATGCAATGATAATTAGTCATATTGTGCTCCTCTATACGCCCAACAATGTTATCACTTGTATCCCAAAAATCATATATTTTTGATGTGGATACTGCTTTAGTGTAATTCATAGATTTAAATTTGGCTATGTTTTGTCGATCCTTACTTGAGCGGCTTTTATGGATAAGCTACCGTTGGCCTCTATCGCAATACTTCCCCCCGCTTTCAGGACGACATCCGCGCCTGACTTTATATCGAGATTTCCTGCGGAAGAGATGAATGCCGGACCTTGAGAAATGGCATACAACTCTCCGGCCTCGTTGAATCCTATTGTTGTTCCACTTTTCAAGTGCGTAACGGCCCAGGCTCCGCCCGCCGTCCGGACCTCCATTAGTCCGTTCCGCGACGAAATAAAGTCTTTTTTGGCGCTGGTTGATGGTTGTGCTGGTGCACCTTCAACTTCAGGCGGTACATAGCCTTCACCTTGTCCTGACGCTTCAGGTGGCACATTGGGAGCGCCACCGGATGCATCCTGTGCATAACCGATTATCAATGGCCATCGAGAATCCCCATTGTAGGGAAATTCTACCCATACTTTATCGCCGGGCAGAAATGGCGAAAACGTGTTTGCATTGGACAATAGAGCTTCTGCCCACGGCAATGAGGCATCTGGTAACCCATCCATCATGCCGACAACGCGTATTTGTGTACGCATCAGACCTTTAGGGTCATCGACGCTTACCACTACAGCCCGATACTTCCCTGTCAAACTACCCATTCACCACTCCTAACTGTGCACGGCTGACAAAACGGAAGCGGTCTTCGAAATGAGTCACGGACATCACTATCATTTTGTCAGGGATAGATTCATCGAGTTCTCCGTCACCTGCCGTGTTATGCACGACAATTTTCAGCGTCGTACCCGGAGTTAGCGCGGCATTTCCTTCCACCAGCATATCGAGGCGGGGGAGAATGAATTTGTTGTAGTTCGCCAGCGCGGTAGGATCGGGATTGCTCGTAAATTTAATGGGGTCTTCCTGGTTACCTGAGTAAACCACACCTTTGGTCATGTCATAACTGGCCATTCTGTAATTGTGGCGGCGCTGGTATTCATAATCGGCATTCAGGATGTTGAACTGACTAATTGTAAATCCGGATGTGTTGGGATTGGCGGACTCATAAGTAAGCGATGGAGCGGCGTTTGCCATTTTTTCCATACTTTTAAAATTGATCGTCCCCCTGGATGCCCAGCACATAGAACCGGTATCGCGGGCTATCTCCTGCAATACCTTGGTCGGTTTTTCTCCAACATTTAGGTGGTATGTGGATGTTTTTCTGAATGAGTCAGCATTTACCTTCAGACCAGGGGCAAGAGAGGAAACTACGGCTGATGGGGGCTTATCAACAAAATACTGTGCGCTGGTGGACGGAACTTTTAATAACCGCACCGGGTTACTAAACGCGTAAATCAGTACAGTATCGTCCTTGCGCGGCGCTTTAAGAACGAAGAACTCTTCCGAGAACAGGATGCCGCCATGACCTTCCGGATCACCAAGTGAAACAGTCAGTATTGTTCCAAATTTCACCCCCAGCTTATTGACCACGTAAGCTGTTGAATCCCTGACCATGAGCATAAGCTGGGGACCAGATAGCTCCCCGGGTTCGACATAGGTACATCCTACGATCATTTCGCGAGGGATTTCGTTCTGCCCAATTGAAACAGATTGCAGGAATAGCTGAGTGCGTTTTGAATCAGTTTCCGGGGCTGTGGTGGTCTTTGTGGCCATCTCATTCCTCCAGAATTTTCGCTTTTACCGTTATGGTGCCGGTGGTTTGCTGCATATAAGCCAGGATAGGAAGTTCCGCCACAACGGTGAGGTTCAATCCAACCGCGAACAGCCTGTTGTCGGCGGTGCCGGTGGTCAGATCCTGAAATGCGATTGATTTTTGCCCTTCTATGTAACAGGTAACCGGTATCTCATAACCGCCGACATTGGCAGTGTGAGTGAAAGATGCCTGCCCGAGGCTGGCATACATTCGTAGCCAGAATGCTAATGCAGTTATAACCATCCCAAGAGATTCCTTCTCGTCACTGGCTATCCATAGCGAATATTCCAGTGAGAAAGGGATAGTCGATACCAGGGCTTCAATCTCATCATTTTCATTGGTGACATGCCCTTCATCGTAATTATCCCGGCACAGTTCACCTTCATAAATTGAAAATGCGGGAGAACGAGACAGATTCACAAGCGGCATTGCCAGCTTATTTACCGGGCCAGCAGAGGCTGTATCTTTGCGCCCGGCGCGATCGGCTTCAAATGACGACAACCACTCCTTCACATCACTAAAAGTGCCGAGTGTTATGCGATCTCTTGGTGTGCGTTTCAGGAACTCCCGGAACGACTGGTTAATGCGATCATTAAAGCTGACAACTTGTGAGTCGAACGCTTCGTTTAAAGCCTGTGCGAGCGCCGAATCAATGCCATCAATAGTGGCAAATTCCAGCTTACCAGTTGGAGTAAGACCTTTTTTCTTAAAGATGGCCAGTAGCCATTCCTGATTATTCAGAATCACCGATGAAATTCCCTTCAAAGGCGCGTGAAGGCACGCAATAAAACAAACTGCCTACCCTGGCAGTGCCGTAATTGAATATTTTATGGATGTACCAGAAGCGGCGAATGGTTGTGCCGTCTGACAGCTGTTCCAGCCATTCGAGCATAGAACCCACTGGCACATTGACGGCAGCTAACCGAAGGATTAAAGCACTGTCGCTAATTCCCGTATTATCACTGCCGTCGTATAGCGCGTAGAAGGCGTCCATCTCATCCGGGCAGTCGAGGGCCGTTATCAGTTCTGGATCCTGATAGTCATATATGCGTTGGTTCGGTTCTATTATTTCAGATGCCGTTTCAGGTGCATTTTTGTCTCTGTAAGGTATTGCGCGATACAGAACTGCATCGAATGAGTCAGGGTCTAGCTTGATTGCTTTGAGCCAGTCCATCCGCACAAGGTTATTAAAAACTGCATGACCTTGATAACGGTGGCGCACACCAGAATCACTAAGCAGGCCGTGATCCAGATTGGGAAGGTGATTGTCCTCCACAGGATCAACAATATTACCAACGTTAACACCATCGGTTTCGATTTCAGCATCAATATCTTCCTCTTCAATCAGTTCAGAACCTTCGCCTGGAATATCCGGATCCGATTCGGTGTCCGGGAGGTTATCACCAGTCACTTGTTGTGATGGTTCTGTGTCCTCAAACATGTCATCAAAGAAACCAGCCATCGATTATCCTTTCCGTTTACGGGCTTCGTTAATTTGTGTCTCAAGAATGCTTCGCGCCTGCGCGGTGGCAGCGGCCTTGTCCATTCCCTGACTCATGAAAAACTTTATGAGGTTGTTCGCCTGCGTTTGCAGGGCTTTTTTGAGGGCGTCGGCTTCAGCGCGAGCCTGGGCTTCCCTCACCCGCGATGCTTTTAGTTCGGCATTCTTCCTGTTTGCAGTGGTGCGAGCTTTTTTTAACAACCGGCGAACGTTGTCCGTGGCGCTATCTTTGGCGCGTAGTTTTTTGCCTAATGCATCCTGAGATTTCAGATATAACTCATACTCACGCGCCGCTTTAGCCTGATCCGTCGTTGTTGTCCGGTTGCGCGCGAGCGATTTAGCCAGTTCGCCTTTGAAATAGGTTGTTGTCTTCCGCTTGTCATCGCCGAAGGCCACCTGTTCAGCTGCTTTTTCCAGGGCAATAATGATGGCCTTGTGCCATGTGGGAGACTGAAAACGCGTCATAGCGTGCAAAACATGTTTGCAAGCCACACCAGTCAGATCAGGGTTGCGGATTTTGGGGAATGCATACTCTTTTGGCGGTGCGACAGCATAGTTACCAGCCGTGGCCATATAACGGTACCAGTATTGATGGCGTCCACAATCACAGTCGAAAGATACCCGGCCCTTGCAGAGATCGGCAGCGATTCGAGCTTTATTCGCACCGTCTTCAGCAATATCCTCAACGGCTTTATCCCATTCCTCAAATCGAATTCTGACACGGTGATGCTGGTGGACAGACTCATCCGAGGCATTAACAGATATCAATGCAAGGTTGTGTTTTAGCCCGAGGAATGTCGCGGCTTTGATCCCTGTGCCATCAGAAACCTTGTTGTTAGCGCGTTTTATATCAATGCTGGTGGACTGCGCCACCAGCTGAGCATAGGTAATGCCGGGTACCGTGCTCTTGAATTTGGTTTTATGAGCCTGCCTTGAGGTGTTGAAACTGCGTATATCTTCGGGCGTAAAGTAGGTGCCATCTTTCTTTTTCCCAAGGCTGAGGAATGCCTCAAGTTCGCGGTTACGCATCCCCATAATCCTTGGGGTGAGTGTACGCCGCGCGTTTCGCCGATTCTGACGCTGCTGTTTACGGATAAGATCGAAGACCTTGTTAAAGTCTTTTGCACTTAATCCATCGGTCTGATAGCGACCAAGGTTGTCGCGAGCATATTCAGTTGGCATTCAATTCCCTTACGCAATGGATAATGTCCCTATTACCTGGCCGTCGTATTGGAAATGGCGAATCATTTCGCGGATCCAGGTGGCAGGTGGGAGTTTTAATTTTTTGCCAACAGTCATACCCTGAGACTCATCCTCAAGCCCGGCGGCGAGCGTCACAACCCAGCGTAGCTCTGCTATGCCCCACATACGGTAAGCCAGCAAATCCGGGCGATATTGCTCATCGGGAAGAACGTAATAAATCGTCAGATTCTTGTCGTTCGATTCACACATAAGCATCACCTCTTTGCGCAGCTCTGCCCTGAGTATTGGATCGGCTATGTTGCGGTCGTCATACCGCGACAGAGGATATTGCCGGGTGCTTTGGGTTGTAGTGATTGATGTAGCCATAGTCAGCCTGCCAGAAATAGATGATGGTGATTCTACTGCTAGTCATTTGTTGAATATTTAACTTAATAAAAGAAAATTATTAGTGCAATTTTGATTGTGGAATGTATCATTCTGCCCTTAAGTAGGTTCTTCACGAGGAAACAAAATTGGCAGAACGTGTTGATGATGCAGAGCTGAGCATGAATCAGTTAGAAGCTCTCAAAGACATGGCCATCGATAACATCAGAAAGCAGACACAGGTCGTGAGCCAGGTATTTACAGGGAAGTGTCGTTACTGCAATGAATCGATTGAATCAGGCATTTATTGTGACGCTGAATGTGCGCAATGGCACAGGGAAGAGCAGGCCGCAAAACAGCGTAAATATGGCATGCGACCGGCAGGATTTGACTGATTATGTTGCGCTTTACTGAGGAAGAGTTTCAGGCTTTTAGTGAGCGTCGAAATAAGGGGCGGTCCAGGCCAAAAACCAAAAAGGATCCATTCTTATCGCTTGCGCCGGTAAAAGAAGTTTCTCCACATGCGAAGGCACTTGCAGCACTGGCAAAGAACCCAGACCTGCGCGACGGAAATTGCGAGCACTTCGAGCAGGTTTTCATTTTTGATTACTTCGAACGCAAGCACCCTGACATCTATGAGCTGTTGCATGCAACGCCTAACGGAGGGAAACGTTCAAAAGCAACCGCCGGGAAAATGAAGGCTGAAGGGCAGAAAAAAGGTTATCCGGACATGAGTCTCGATAAAGCATGCGGTATTTATCACGGCATGCGAATTGAGCTTAAAGAACCAAATGGTAAAGCCCCGACGAAAGAGCAGATCGCCTGGATGCGCAGGCTTAGAGAGGAAGGTTACTACGTCGTTCTTGCGTATGGTGCAGAACAAGCGATAACCGCCATCCTGGAATACATAAGCCTTAAAAAGGGTGAGGCTATTGAGCATGTATTGAACGGCGACAAGTGGTTGTATGCTGCTTAAAATAATAAATTAATTAGTACATATGCGCCATTTGATATAGCGCACATTAACATCGGGAGAATAATCGTGTCATCCAAGGCTAATTATGAATCGCTGGCATCGATCATGCCGCGTAATGAACAGGAAACAGATGCTGTAGTGGACCCTGTAATCGCTGAAATGAATGCTCGCCTGGAGGCTGAATTTGCAGCTGAGAATGAACATATCACCCAGGGCGACTAGGACTGTTTTTTGTGTCGGTAGCGGTCCGTCACTCACTCGTGAGGACTGTGCTGCTATAGAAAAAACTGGCTGTTCAATCATCGCGGTTAACAATTCCTGGCAGATGTTCGATGACATTTATGCCTTATACGCCGGTGATTTGTCATGGTGGAAGCAATACGGATCCACCATACCGGGAGGGAGATTCCGCAAAGTGACAGCCAACCTGGCGGCGGCGAAATCATTTTCGTTGGAGTACAGGCGATATTGTGGACCGGCGGAAGGGGTAAATAGCGGCGCGCAGGCTATCAGTTTGGCTGCTGAATCAGGGGCTGAAGTAGTGGTATTAGTCGGCTATGACTGTTCTCTGCAAAACGGCCTTCATTGGCATGGCGCGCACCCTCAAGCCCTACGGAATCCAACGCAGGTGTCTATTTCAAAATGGCAACAGCAGTTCCTGGATACCCGCAAAAAACACGCAGATTTACATATTTTGAATGCAAGTAGGAGCAGTGCAATTCAATGTTTCCCAAGAATAAATTTAGAGGCAGTGATCGCGTTATTATCGTCGGCAGTGGCCCAAGCGCCGCAAACTTTGTTGCGCCGCGCGGAGTGCCTATTATAGCGGTCAATGGGGCCATCGACTGGCTGAACCGCGCTTCTTATTTTTTCACACTTGATCCATCGCCAGACAATATGCGGCGCGTTGGTCGTGGCCGCCGTCGCCGTGGTGTTTGTTATTGCATGGCACTACCCGATGTTAAAGAACGTGAAGTCAGAGATGGCGTTCTGTGCTTCCGTCGTGTGGCTGAACGCGGCACGGAGCCAAAAAATACGAATTCTCCCGAGTGGTGGGCGTGGCGCTGGTCCGCACATTTCGGCCTTTGTGAAGATGAGAATGAAATTGCCAGCGGCAATAGTTCATATGGTGCTCTGAACCTGGCTTTCCATATCGGATTCAAACATGTCGCCCTGGTGGGCGTTGACGCTACGCAAGAACCACGCGTTCACTCCGGCGGCACGCCAAAAAATCTAAGTCACCTGCCTTTGTTATTCCAGTCTGCGCGTGAACAGATTGACGTTGTTTCATGCGGGAAAATGGGAGGTATTCCGCAGGTGACTCTTAAAGAATGGCTGAAGAATACATGATGGCACCAACAATTTATCACCGTATCGACGGTACCAAATACAGGAATATCTGGGTTGTTGGTGATCTGCATGGTTGCTACACCAGACTGATATCCGAACTCCATCGTGTGGATTTTGACCCGGCGCAGGATTTACTGATATCGGTCGGCGACCTTATCGATCGCGGTACTGAAAATGTCGAATGTCTGGAACTATTGCAGATGCCCTGGTTCAGGGCAGTAATGGGGAACCATGAGCGGTTGATGCTCGATGCGTTAAGTCCTGATGGCAACGTGAATAACTGGCTAATGAATGGCGGACAATGGTTCTTCATGCTGGACACTGATCAGGAAATATTAGCCTGGGCGCTGGTGGAGCTGGTAAAGCGTCTGCCCTATATCATTGAGTTGAACACCGGGCAAGAAACTATCGTTATAGCCCATGCCGACTATCCGGATAATGAATACCAATTCGGTAAGGAGGTGCCGCTTTTCAACGTTGTCTGGGCGCGCGAGCGTATCAGTGATTCGATGGATGATATTGGTGGCGAAATTTCGGGCGCAGATCGTTTTATCTTTGGTCACACTCCGGTGAAAAGCCCGAAGACATTCTGGAATCAGCAGTATATCGACACTGGTGCCGTATTTTGCGGAAACCTGACATTGATGAAAGTGAAAGGTGATGGTGCAGCATGAAGATTGCTTTAGTTTTTCGCTCTGGTGGTGACTATAACGCTTCCGATGTGCAGTGGCTGGTTAATCAACTGCCAAAAGGCTATGAAATTATTTGCCTGACAGACCTGAAGCGTTTACATGTACCTGGCGTCAAAGTTGTCCCATTGATCAACCAGTGGCAAAAGTGCCGTGGCTGGTGGGCGAAAATCGAGTTGTTCCGACCGGATATAACCGATGATCTGTTCTATCTGGATTTGGACACGGTTATTGCCGGTGATATACGCCCAATCCTAGAGCATCCACCAACCAGCTTCACCATGCTTAGGGATTTTTACCATCCACAATATCGTGGCAGCGGTGCCCTGTGGATACCAAATAGTGTTAAAGCGCATATCTGGAGTGCATTCTGGCAAGATCCGGAAGGTTGGATTTCTCGTTGTGTCACTACTGAGTGTTGGGGTGACCAGGGGTTCTTACGAAAGGTTATGGGCGATGATACACCAGCATTTCAGGATCTGTATCCAGGATGGTTTGTAAGTTACAAGGCCGATGTTGTGGAACCTGGTTCAAAATATGCGAGCGCGCGTTACTCCAGGGGGAATGGGGCATTACCAAAAGACTGCCGAATAATCTTTTTCCACGGCAAACCGCGACCTCGCGAAGTGTCAGAGGATTGGCTTCCCCTTATCAGCTCATTTTTTGAGCGAGAATCAGAATAATATTGCTCTAATAATTCCATATTTTTAAAACGTGATGTACACTCATCACGTTTTTTATTAGAGCAATCTACAAGGTGCACTATGTGGCCATTCCGACGGAAATATCACTACTGGCTGATCGCCTTTGTTACGCCGACCGGCGGTATCAGGCATGTCATCACCAGGTATCGCAACAAGAGACTCACCTTAGCCAGAATTTTACAGGCTGCCATAGGTGAGGGACTGGATACAAATTGCGTAGTCCTTCCTCCTTCATACTTAGGAAAAATGACCGAAGCACAAGCTAATACGGAACTTTGAAATGAGCACTTCAGCACAAAACCAATCAATCGAAAATGTATCTATCCCTGACGTCCTGAATGCCGGTATCCCGGCCATTATCCAGAACATCCGGGCCGCGCAACGCCGCGTTAGTTGTGATGACCTCACAGCGCGTTTTTTTGATAATGCGGTTCAGTCAGCGGAGATGCTTCACGCACAGCTTATTGATGTTTATAACGCAGAAGCTGATAGCCATAACTCCCTGGTAGATGCAGCTGAAAATATGCAGTTGGATCTCGGTCTGAAGGGTAAAGAAATTGAAGAGCTTCAGCTGGAAATTGAACATTTGAAACGCCAGCAACAGGACGCGATCGACGATGCGACGCATGACGCCAACCAGCGTGCTGATAATGCCGAACGTATAAGCATTGAGCTGGAAACAAAACTCAATGAAATGACCGCGATGGTTGAACTGCGGAACTCACAGATTTCAACGCTAAAATCTCAATATAAAGAGATCATGAAACTTGATCCTTTTAACCTTGAGAAACGCTATAACAAAGCTAAAAGCGAGCGACAGGAACTGCGTAAGCAGGTCGCCGACCTTAACCAACAGCTCAAAAAAACTATTAAAGATGCAAGCGAGGCGCGCGTGGCATTTGCTAATAAAAAAGCAGAGGTTACCGCGCTGGTTAATGAGAATGCCAAATTTGCGACGCTCAAGAAGGAAATGTATGGCATTACTGAGCACCGTTTCCCTGCAAGCAAACTTCATCCGACGTTAGGGCAAATCTCCTTCTTCCCGCGTCTCCTGGCTTATGGGATCTCATCGCCTAAAGAGTTCAATAACGAGCGTCCTTATATCGTTTCTAAGCTGGACTTTGCTTATCAGTTCTGCTGCGACATGGGCTACGCCATTGATATCCGAATCAACGAATGGTTGATGCCAAACTTCCAGCCGTTGGCAATTTTCCGCGAGTTCCAGCCGGAAGGTTGGGTAGAGTTCTTCCATGAATTGATCTGTAAAGAGATGGAAAGCCGCCGCCCGGAACTGGTCCGCCGTGTCGAGTGGGCGCAAGAGGTTATGTTGGCAGATGCAGAGCTGCCGTTCGAACCGGAATTCATTGATGATCTGGCAACTAAAGGGCTGCATACCCTGTTTGATGTGGTTACCCGCCGTCATGAGCAGTTGGTTGTCGAATTGGGTTTAGAGGAAACTGCGGCAAGAAGACTTCTCGATGTTTGCTATGCACGTAGCGATGCATGGGAAAAAGAGAACGGCGGCACTATTTACGTTCGCTGATAGTTACAGTGTCACTTTTAATGCTGGTGGAGTGCTCCCACCAGCATTTTTTTCGTCCAATGAGGAGGGCATTTGAGTATTTTCAATAAACACGCACACCAGGAACGTCCGTACATCGTCATAGTAGATATTGATGGGACGATATCAGAGGCAACGGAAGACAGGCTGCATTTACTTCCACCACCTGGCAAAGGTGCATTAACAGAGCACTGGAACGAGTTTAACCTTGCCTGTGACACTGATGCTCCCATCACTCCAGTTATTGATATGGTGCGCCAGTTGTCCGGCATTTACACCCTCTGGTTTGTAACCGGGCGCTGTGAGATAGCCAGGGATAAAACACGAGCCTGGTTGCGTAAGCACGTAACAAATGGGGCTGAGCCTTTGCTATCTATGCGTCCTGCCACCGATGACAGAAATGACGGTCCAGCAAAGATTGATCTCCTTAAGAAAATTGGTCTAAGTAAAATTGCGTTCGCGCTGGAAGATAAGATTGAAGTGGCGCGTGTTTTCAGGAGGCACGGCGTGCTTACGTTAATGGTCAGGGAGTATGAAAACGCGCTTCTCCATCAACAATAATTGCTCTAATAAATATTGATTTTTAAAACAGAGAAAGTGAAAATAAAAACATGCCGCAAGGCGCGGCATGTATCCAATCAATCACAGGAGCTGAAAATATGAACACGGCATTCAAAATCATTATGGCCGCGATCTATTTCTGGCTGTTCTCTATCACTTTTGGCGGCATCGTCGCACATGGGTAAGGGGGATGCATGAAAGGCGAAGTGAAAGAGCGCGGCATGATTTTTAACGATGAGATGGTCCGGGCAATTCTTGGCGGGAATAAAACACAGACTCGCAGGATTGTTGAAGAAAAATTCTATGGACGGGCAGTGGCCGCAGAGTTGCTTGCCAAGCATTGTCCATATGGTCAACCGGGCGATCGTATTTGGGTTCGCGAAACCTACCGGGTACATGGCAAAGCGACGGACGTCGCAACGCTGGTTTATCGCGCAAGCGTGCGTAACTCCTGGACAGAACAAACGCACCGGGTTCCGGTCGAGGTTTGTAATAAACCAGTATCAGAAAAGTGGACGCCATCAATTCACATGCCGCGCTGGGCATCGCGCATTCTTCTGGAAATTACCAACGTGCGCGTTGAGCGGTTGAACGATATCAGCGAATGCGATGCAAGGGCTGAGGGCGCACCAACAGAATCGACCCTCATTGGCGATAAGCATTACCCAAGTTTCCGTAGCCTATGGAAATCAATTTATGGCGAAGATAGTTGGAACGCTAATCCTTGGGTGTGGGTAATCGAGTTTAAGCGTATTCAGGGGGCAACCAGTGAGCAAAATTAACTATCAAGAACTGCGCGAGGCGGCGGAACAGGCAACGCAAGATGAATGGGTAGCATATATTTTGCCGGTCATAACGGCATTTATCCTGCGCGCACGTCTGAGGGTAGGCATTGCGGATACTTTATTGACTGGCCTGGTGTCTGTCAGGGGCGGGAGAGCATCAGCATGAGCATCAGAACCTACGCAGTGAATTGCAATGACGCATGGCTAAACACCGAAGGTGATGACATCTCCGGCTCATACGTTAAGTACAAAGACCATCAGGAAGTGGTTGCCGCTCTTGAGGCCAAGTGCGCGGCGCTGGCAGCGGAGAATGCAAGACTGAAGGCCGGGGCTATGTATTTCTCATATGGCTCTGAATTTAGTTTCGAGTGTCACAAAACTGCTGAGGAGGCTATCGCTGCTGCTGAGGCTGCAATTGACGACTATAGAGGCGATGCTTGCGATGGATGGAGCGAAGAGGTCGAAAGCATTTGCTGGGGGGTAATTATTCAGCAGGCAACCAAGGTCGGTGAACGCAAGAAGAGGAAATGCGACAGAGTATCACCATGGATTGAAAGAGTTTGTGATTATGAGCTTCGACCTAATGTCGAAACCCCAGCCACCGATGCTTTCCTTGCTGAAGTACGTGCTGAAGCACGCAACGAGGGGATTAACTATACCGCCAGCCGTCTTGCTGCTGCGTTCAATCACGGATTTATCAATAAGTCTTTGCGTGAAGTTTTCGACGTTACACGCATGATTTTGTCAGCGAAAGAAGAGTTGGCTAATGAAGCGCATCCGATTGATGGCCTGTCTGGTGAATATGCGGAGAAATCCCTTGAAGAATGGGCGGAACAGATTCGCAAAGGAAGCAGCCAGTGAATATCGACACGACAATAACGATCGATACGCTCCTAAATACCGGTCTGGCACTTCTCGGTTGGCTTTACATCATGTCCCGTACATGGCGATGGCTGGGTTCCATTTTCCTAAAACAGTGGAAAAAACGGCGCAAACAGGAACTACGCCAGAAGGCATTAGAAGCGTTCTATGACGCATTTGAGCTTAGCCGCATTGAACCAGGTACAACAGCCAGGATAGCGACAAAAGGCGACCTGATGATAGTGATGTTCCGACAGGAGAGAGCAGAGAAAGGGGAATCAGCATGAAATTTTCCAAATTTTCTGAGTTGGTGAATCGTATTTTGTCCAACAACCACAGCCATCGTCGCGATATGGATGTAACGATCGTTGTTCATTCGCCTGGCAGCATTGGTTCAACACCTTCAGTTGAGGTTCAGTCAATTCACGCTGGTTTTGATTGGGATTCCGGGAAAGTGCTTATTTTCCCATCACAGCCACTGGCCACGCTAACACCAGAACAGATTACTGATATCACTGATAGTGTGCGCAAAGGTCAGTCTTGGCACGCATATCAGGAATACAAGAAGCATCAAGAGCAGTTGGAAAAATTGTCGATTGAACTGGATGCCGCAAAACAGCGCATTGCAGAGCTGGATGGTAATCGCACGGCGCTGGCAGTGGAGAATGCCTCAATGAAGCTGTTTATCAGGGGCTGTTGCTACGTGTTTGATGGCCAGCAGGATGAAATATCTGATGCGTATATCTGCGCAACAGACGGAGGGATGCCGCAAATTCCAGCCACCGACGCTTTCCTGGCTGAAGTTCGGGCGCAGGGGGTGGATATGGCTCGTAACGCGATGATTGATTTTGTTGATGGTGAAGTTGGGCCAAACAAGAACGTTCCGGGGCTGATTAGAGGCGCAGAGATATGCGTAAGTATTGCTGAACAGCTTCGCAAAGGAGGCAACCAGTGAGCGAAATTAATTACCAGGCACTGCGTGAGGCGGCGGAACGTGCAATTCCGGCAATGGAACGCCTGTTAATGTTGCCAGTTGATGATGATCTGATAAGCGAACAGGAACTTAAAGATAGCGGTGTTGATATTGATGCCCTCAACGCCTTCAAATTTCTGGCCGGACCAGAAACCGTGCTGGCACTACTGGATGAGATCAACGCATTAGAGGAAACGCGTATCAACGATGTTTGCCGTATTGCGGAACTAACAAAACAACTGGAGTTGGCAAAATCAAAACTCAACGAGCAGCGTGAGTATTACGAAGGTGTTATCTCGGATGGAAGTAAGCGCATAGCAGAACTGGAAGCGCGGGGAATAAAACCAGCCAAAGGTGAAGTTCTGGTCGTTGTATCTGGTTTTACTGGTTGCGGAAAAAGCGCCATTGCCGGGGAAATAGAAATCGCGATGAAGGCTATTGGTGTACCGGTTAAGTGGACTAATGGCGATGCAGAAAAGCGCATGACTGGCGCTGACTGGCTGACTGCGATTGAGATGTACAAACCAACTGTGCGCATCGTGGAAGTTAATGTGCCACGCGCCGCTGGCATTCGCATCAAAGGAGGTGAGTAATGCGTGTGGCATGTATCGGCTTGTTACCGTACCCGACTCGTTTTTGGGCTTCTGCGCTAATTGCAAAGCCACATGTCCTGATGGCTGACAACATCATCCCGGCACCAAAGCGCCGCCATACCGGTATTGCATCGGCACGACGAGCAGCAAAGAGACGCAGGAGAGCAAAACGATGAAAAACCGTAAAGCAAAGATTCTGTTAGTTCGTAGAAACGCTCCTGGCGTCTGGCAGTGGGTGAGACTCAGCAACCGACGGATGGGGTTAATGAAACATTACGGGATGATGGATTGTGGTTTTTGCAAAAAGCCCAGCGCGGCGCAAAACCGCTGGAAAAACCATTTGCGCACTAAAGGAGAGTGATATGGCGTTAACACACCGCGAACTCTGTCAGATTGCGTACAAGTTCCTTAAGCGCAACGGGTTCAAGGTTTGTTTTCATGACCGCTTTATAGCTGTAACCAGTACCGGAGAACAGCCAGATGCTATGGGATTCAGAAATTCAGCATCATGCCTGATAGAGGCGAAGTGTTCTCGTGCTGACTTGTTGGCAGATAGAAAAAAGCGTTTCCGTAAAAATCCGTCTCTTGGAATGGGCGACTGGCGATTCTTTATTAGTGAGCCGGGAATTATTTCAGTTGAGGATTTACCAGCTGGCTGGGGATTACTTCACGTTGTTAACGGAAGAGTACGGAAAGTACATGGGTGGCCCAAGGGTAATTGCTGTTGGGGTAATCCTGACGATAAGCCATTTACTGGAAATAAGCAGGTTGAATGCGATTACATGTTATCTGCATTAAGGCGCATGGAGTTGAGAGGGCACCTTAATGAAATATATGACGGTGTAATTGTTAATAAGCAAGAAGGAAATGCGGCATGACCACTTTTACCGACAAAGAACTGATTAAAGAAATCAAAGAGCGCATAGGCGGCCTGGACGTTCGAGACAATATTGAGCACCGTGCTTATGAAATTGCACTTGCATCGCTGGAAGCAGATCCAGTTGCTTATATTTTCAAACATCCTGCCGGGAAATTATTCTGGGCTTTAACGGATGAAAGCAATAAAGAGCAAGCTGACGTTATTCCTGTTTATGCTGCCGCGCCTGCGTCGGTTGTGCCGGATAATGCATCAGAGCCTCTTGCTTATGCTTACAAAGAGCTTACGCCTGAGATTATGCGCAACCATTTAGCTGTATTCGAGCGATATGGAATAGCCCCAAACGATAGCTCTACCACAATTCAGGCACTGCGAATCGCGCTGGATGGCATAGAGCGGAGCGACGCCATGCTTCATGGTGCTGAACCTGTAAGCCAAACTTACAAGTTGCCAGTTAATACACCTTGCCAAGATGCGCCAGCCCATATCTGGCTGCAAACAGCTGGAGTATGGCCAGAAGATGGCGAGTTAAGCGAATTAACGTGGTGCAGCCACAATCAGCACCATGATGACACACTATATGTTCGAGCTGACCTTGTGAATGGCAACTATCCGGATATTCCGGATAGTTCGGTGCCAGGGCCAGGAAAGGGCGTCACCGGTGAACGTATCCGCATTAAACCGCATGTTTATCGCGAACTGGTTAACCGTCTCCACGATACAGCGATCAAGTGTGCGGGCACCCAGCAATTACGAGAAAGAATTAGCCGTGTTTTGGGCGACGTTATTACGCCAGATCATCATAAACAAGCCGAGAAAAGTGGCTTGGAAAGGTGTCACCTTGAGGCGGCATTAAACATTAAGCCGGGGCATACGCTTGGCATTATTGATGCACTATTGGTTCATAAGATGGCCAGGGCTTTATTGCCGCTGGTGGATGCTGGCGATACAAGCGAGGGTGAAGTATGAGAGTTGCAGATCACATCAAACACCTTGAAAGAATTATCGAAAACGGTGAACTCTTAAGAGATCAGATGAGACGCACGGCAGAAGTCAGAGAGGCGATAATCCGCAGTCAGGCTGGTAAATTAAAGCAATTGTCAGAGATTAACGCGCTATACAAGAACAGACGTAACCGGGCGGCGCTGCGGCTTCAGAAAGCACGTAATGAAATTAAATTGGTGGAGGCAAAACTGAAAAAACAGATTCAGCGTTACGATCAGCAAGATGCTTTTTATGCCGCCATCAAGGCGGCTGCTAATGAAATAGGCATCTGGAAGTTGCTGGTGGAGAAAGCAAAGACGAAGTTAAATGCCAACGAAAGCTGAACTACAGGTACCCACCAGCACATACAGAAAATGATTGTTTCCACATCAAGGAGATTTTAATGTTTCACTGAACATTAAGTAAGCCAGTGCATAATTCCATTTTTTACTGACCTTAAAAGCAAAATCAAAACGATGATGAGGATGATCGCCAGAATCTGGCTAATAACAGGCGCATCTAAAAATGCACTCAGGAACTGAAAAAAAGCAGTCATTAAGGTGGTTCCTTGTCAAATGTAAAGGAGCACTTGCTCACGTTGACGTAGAAACCCAACCCCTATATAGTTGGATTCGGTGAAAGAAAGTCGTTAACGTGAGCTTACGGCACATGTTTTCGGAACAACATCAGGGAACGGCTAATTCCTTGATGCGGATGGGGTCTGTAATGCAGACCCTATCTATTAACGTCATGATTGCATCTCAAATTTTCTCCTTATCTTCATTAATCAAAATTCATTTCATTTGTGAAACATCACAATATTTAGAAAATGGCCCTCTTGCAAGTGCATAACTTTGTGGATAAATCAGGAAGAAAAAAGTTGATTCTGCGCACGGCAAGGCAGATAAGCTGTGCACAAAAATCAATGGGAGAAGAAAAAAAATTAAAAGTTACTTTGCTGGTTAAATAATAGTCGTTACTCAATTATTCTGGATGGGATTTGATATGCACGATTGGAATATTGCAGCTAAAAGTCAGGAAGAACGGGATAAGGTTAACGTTGATCTGGCTGCCAGCGGTGTGGCGTACAAAGAGCGATTGAACATACCTGTCATAGCTGAACAGGTAGCCCGCGAGCAACCAGAGAATCTGCGCACCTATTTCATGGAACGGCTACGGCACTACCGGCAGTTAAGCCTCCAGTTGCCAAAAGGGAGCGATCCGGCATATCAGAAAGATGATGCCGTAAAGAAATAGCGGTAGTTAACCGTTTTGAACTTCTCGTATCCTGGCAATGACAGCTTCATGCTGGGCTTGGATAGCGGCTTTTTCGTTTTCAAGTCGGGCAATAGACATCTCTAATTCTTTGCTGTACCAGGCGAGTTGGGCCAGGTTCATCCGGTTGTGGTCGAGAGTTGGAGACACTTCGACGCGCTCCCTTTCTTCCTGCTTTAATGAGAAGAGATTCATCTCATCCCTTGAGGAAAATTCAGCAACAATTTCTTGTTGATGATCCGGTCGCTGCGGCATCCTCGCCAGTATAAATGGCGGTTCTTTTGAAAACATGAATGTCGGCTGTGACCGTGTTTTCACCCATCTAGCCTGCTGTCTTTCGGCAAGCTCACAGGCTTCATCATAGTTATTTGCCAAACCAAGCACGGATGGACGGTCCCACGCGCCACCATTCAGACAATAAACAACAATTTTCCCGTCATGTTCTGTAACCCCATAGGGATGGTCCCACCAGGCGTCCAGCTGAGCTTTAGAGCGTTTCTCGTTAGGAGTGCAGTCAAAATTTTTGGGCAATACAGGATCGAGAGGAATGCGATTAGGCATAGCTAATTCCTTATTAACTGATTGGCAACGAGGTTACGCTGATCCGTTGGTGATGAATAGTAGCAAAGCGCACAAAATCATCAGCGGTTGTTGATGTACGTAACGCGTTTGCACCAAAGGTGTCTCTTTAATGTATACTGTATAAATGAACAGTATTGTTGAGGTGAAAACGCTATGGGCTTCCCTTCTCCTGCGGCGGATTATGTTGAAAGCCGAATTTCTCTTGATCAGCAACTAATCAGGCATCCATCAGCAACCTACTTCATGCGGGCAGCTGATAGCCATCACCGTGAGGGAATATTGCAGGGTGCTTTGCTGGTGGTTGATTCCTCGCTTACTCCGGTTGATGGTTCTCTGCTTGTGTGCGCTATGGAGGGTGAATATCGCATAAAGAGATACCGAAAGTATCCGCGCCAGCACCTGGAGGATTTAAGCACTGGGAAGAAAGAGGCGTTACCAGTGGATGACGATGGATGCACGGGGAGTAATGCTGTGTTTGGTGTGATCACTCATGTCATTAATGATGCCCGAAGTGGGGAATTTGATGATTGTCCGGTGATTTAAGCTGCAAAGTGCTGGTGCTTTATGCCTGTGAAGTTTATAGTTGTGTACACATAACGAGTACACGAGGTGTTTATGCAATCCATTAACTTCCGTACCGCGCGCGGCAACCTTTCTGAAGTGCTCAACAATGTTGAAGCCGGGGAAGAGGTTGAAATCACCCGCAGAGGCCGTGAGCCAGCAGTAATTGTCAGCAAGGCTACTTTCGAAGCCTACAAAAAAGCGGCGCTGGATGCTGAATTTGCATCCCTGTTTGACACCCTGGACTCCACCAACAAGGAACTGGTTAACCGATAATGAGGCATATATCACCGGAAGAACTTATTGCGCTTCATGATGCGAATATAAACCGCTACGGCGGCCTGCCGGGAATGTCAGATCCGGGTAGGGCAGAGGCCATTATCGGGAGAGTTCAGGCCAGAGTTGCCTACGAAGAGATTACCGACCTTTTCGAAGTCTCCGCAACCTACCTGGTGGCTACTGCGAGAGGGCATATATTCAATGATGCCAATAAGCGTACCGCGCTAAACAGTGCGCTGTTATTTCTACGCCGTAACGGGGTGCAGGTATTTGATTCACCTGAACTGGCAGACCTTACCGTAGGGGCTGCGACCGGAGAGATATCTGTATCTTCTGTCGCCGACACGTTACGTAGATTGTATGGTTCCGCGGAGTAGATTAATGGCACGTAAATACAACAAATTGTCCCGTGAAGCGTTAAAGATGCTTCTTGATGGCGTGAGTCGCCGCGAGGTAAAGCAATACCTGGTTGGTAAGCAAATTGGTGCCAGGACCGCTATTGCTGTGTTATGCCGTCAGGAAATGGTTGTGCTTAAACAGAGAATGCCGGGCAGCAGATAAAGCCCAATCAGTGATGAAAGGTGTGATGTGAAAGCCGTAATTACTCCCTTTGTACAAAAAGAGCTTGGCGTCGCCACATTCAAAGTGGATCAGGAAGTCAGAAAGCTGGTGGAGGCTGGCCGTAAATTTATTATGGAGCCGGTGCCGCGTGAGTTAATCGAGCACATGGACGACGGCCTCGTTGTTTCCGAGCAAACTATGGCAACAAATGAGGCGTTGCAGCCGTTTTTTAACAGCGATGAACTGTTTCGCCGTATTGGTGGAATTGACTCGCTGGTGGCGTGGTTGCGCAGGAAAGAGGGGCAATGCCAGGCCGCAGATCGTAGTTGGTGTGACAACCATATTGTCCACGCTGAACGAGACAATAGCGCGGTGTTGTTGTGCTGGCATCACGATAACCATTACCGGATGCGTGGTTTTAATGAGCTGAAAGAAACGCTGCATAATAATCGCGTTAACTGGATACTGGATGTCGCCCGTCAGGAAATGGGGCTTTCAGATGGCCATGATTTAAGTATTCAGGAACTGTGCTGGTGGGCTTTCATGCGCAACATGATGCACCTGATGCCGGAAGAAGTTTGCCGTATATCAATAAATAAGATGAAAGCCGCAACGCAGGATAGCGGACCTCTGAAAGAGGCGGATATTCGCCCGTATGACGATCGCGCTACAGCATATGTTCAGATGATGGAAGAACGCGCCGCGCCGATGCGTGCAAAAGTATGCCCTGTGGATGTTGACTCCGACCCTGGCATGGCGCATTTCAAAATACCAAAACTTCAATCGCTAAAATTGCCCGAGTACATGGATTTTGTGGCTTCCCGTCCATGCTGTGGCTGTGGAGCTGCGGGAGCTGGCGCTCACATTACGCCTTATATCGTTCGTCATAGTCGATTATGCGCGCATGACATTTATGCTATTCCTCTGTGCCAGTCATGCCAGCGTGATATTGAGCGTGACCGCGATAATTGGGAGAAGACGCACGGTAGGCTGGCGATGCATCAACGATTGTTCTTTGATTACGCGCTTGGAGTCGGCGCTATCACAAGTCATTCGTCGAGCGTTAGATAAAATTGCTCTAATGTATTGCTATTTCTTTAATCTAGGGTATTATATTCGACGTTGATTAGTTGACATGGGCTAATCAGTAGGTGACAGGATGTTACTTAACTGGCAGGGACGCCACTTCATGGAAATAAATCACTCACGAATAACATCGTACGAGATTGCGGATTACATGATCCGCACTAAATCTCTTCTATCAGCGAAAGAACTCGCAGCAATTCTTGAAAAGGAATACCCGCATCTGGATGTCGATAAGCGCGATGTTTATCTGCGCTTAAAGGCTATCGCTGTGTCTAAGTATTCGTCTGTTTTGATTGATGACAGTACACGCCCACGTAGATTTCAGATCCACTCTCTGAATCCTGAATTCTTTCGCCGTAGCCGCGCTCCGCGCCGGTTTGATGAAAAACTCCAGAACGAACTCTATATGACGCAGGACGAAAAGGAACGCCGGGAGCACCAGCCTTGGGTAATGGCGCGTCAACTTTTCAATAAGGTGGCCCGTCAGCACCGTCATTACGGTAATGCCACATCCGCACGTATCTGATTGATTGCTTGCCCGTTCCGGGCCTTTTGACATGTGACTTTCGTTACCCTCGCGTCAAAAAGAGTTTTTACGAAAGGAAGCATAAGTGACCTGGGACGATCACAAAAAGAATTTTGCTCGCCTGGCGCGAGATGGTGGTTACACCATCGCACAGTATGCCGCCGAGTTTAATCTTAACCCTAATACCGCACGTCGTTATCTCCGTGCCTTCAAAGAAGACACCAGGACTGCGGACAGCCGCAAGCCAAATAAGCCAGTCAGGAAGCCACTAAAAAGCATGATCATTGATCACTCTAATGATCAACATGCAGGTGATCATATTGCGGCTGAAATAGCGGAAAAACAGAGAGTTAATGCCGTTGTCAGTGCCGCAGTCGAGAATGCGAAGCGCCAAAATAAGCGCATAAATGATCGTTCAGATGATCATGACGTGATCACCCGCGCCCACCGGACCTTACGTGATCGCCTGGAACGCGACACCCTGGATGATGATGGTGAACGCTTTGAATTCGAAGCTGGCGATTACCTGATAGATAACGTTGAAGCGCGGAAGGCCGCGCGCGCTATGTTGCGTCGGTCCGGGGCCGATGTTCTGGAAACCACTCTTCTTGAAAAGTCTCTTTCTCATCTCCTTATGCTGGAGAACGCCAGGGATACGTGTATTCGCCTGGTGCAGGAAATGCGCGATCAGCAAAAAGACGATGATGAAGGTACTCCGCCTGAATACCGTATCGCGAGCATGCTAAACAGCTGTTCCGCGCAGATAAGCAGCCTGATCAACACCATTTACAGCATCCGGAATAACTATCGAAAAGAAAGCCGGGAGGCGGAAAAGCACGCTTTGTCTATGGGGCAAGCTGGCATTGTTAAGCTGGCATACGAACGAAAGCGTGAAAATAACTGGTCAGTGCTGGAAGCGGCTGAATTCATCGAGGCGCATGGAGGGAAAGTGCCGCCCCTGATGCTGGAGCAAATCAAAGCCGATCTGCGTGCTCCTAAGACCAATACCGATGATGAGGAAAACCAAACAGCATCTGGCGCTCCATCACTTGAAGATCTGGATAAAATCGCGCGAGAACGGGCCGCCAGCCGCCGCGCTGATGCCGCATTGTGGATTGAGCATCGTAGAGAAGAAATTGCCGATATCGTCGATACAGGTGGTTATGGTGATGTCGATGCGGAAGGCATATCAAACGAAGCATGGCTTGAACAGGATCTGGACGAAGACGAGGAGGAAGACGAAGAAGTTACCCGCAAACTGTACGGGGATGATGATTAATGGCCAGAAGTTGCGTAACGGACCCACGTTGGCGCGAGCTGGTGGCGCTATATCGTTATGACTGGATTGCGGCCGCTGATGTGTTGTTTGGGAAGACACCAACCTGGCAGCAGGATGAGATCATTGAGTCCACGCAGCAGGACGGCAGTTGGACAAGTGTGACCTCCGGCCATGGTACTGGTAAATCGGATATGACGAGTATCATTGCAATACTCTTCATCATGTTTTTCCCCGGCGCTCGCGTCATTCTGGTCGCTAACAAAAGACAGCAAGTCCTTGATGGTATTTTCAAATACATAAAGAGCAATTGGGCTACTGCTGTTAGCAGATTCCCGTGGTTGTCGAAGTATTTCATTCTTACAGAAACGTCTTTTTTTGAGGTGACTGGCAAGGGTGTTTGGACAATATTGATAAAGTCCTGTCGCCCCGGAAATGAGGAGGCGTTGGCTGGTGAACACGCCGATCATCTCTTGTATATCATCGACGAAGCGTCGGGTGTGAGTGATAAAGCATTCAGTGTGATAACAGGTGCGCTGACCGGTAAGGATAACCGTATTCTGCTTCTTTCCCAGCCTACGCGACCTTCAGGCTATTTCTACGATTCACACCACAGACTAGCTATTCGCCCGGGAAATCCTGATGGATTGTTTACTGCGATAATACTGAATAGTGAAGAATCTCCGCTTGTAGATGCAAAATTTATACGAGCAAAACTTGCGGAGTATGGCGGTCGTGATAACCCCATGTACATGATCAAAGTACGTGGTGAATTCCCCAAATCGCAAGATGGCTTTCTTCTTGGTCGTGATGAGGTTGAGCGGGCGACGCGGCGAAAGGTCAAGATTGCCAAAGGATGGGGCTGGGTTGCATGTGTTGACGTTGCTGGTGGCACAGGGCGAGATAAGTCCGTTATTAATATCATGATGGTGTCCGGCCAGCGAAATAAACGCCGTGTAATCAACTATCGTATGCTGGAATACACAGACGTTACAGAAACGCAGTTAGCCGCCAAGATTTTCGCAGAATGTAACCCAGAACGGTTCCCGAACATAACCATAGCTATTGATGGCGATGGCTTGGGGAAATCGACGGCTGATCTGATGTACGAACGCTATGGTATTACCGTCCAGCGTATCCGCTGGGGTAAAAAGATGCACAGCCGTGAAGATAAAAGCCTTTATTTCGATATGCGCGCTTTCGCGAATATTCAGGCGGCAGAAGCTGTAAAATCAGGGCGTATGCGGCTTGATAAGGGGGCTGCGACTATAGAGGAAGCATCAAAGATACCGGTCGGGATAAATTCCGCAGGTCAATGGAAGGTGATGAGTAAGGAGGATATGAAGAAAAAACTCAACCTGCACTCACCGGACCATTGGGATACATATTGTTTCGCTATGTTGGCGAACTATGTTCCCCAAGATGAAGTGCTTAGCGTCGAAGACGAAGCGCAGGTTGATGAAGCTCTGGCATGGCTTAATGAATGAATATTTGCTCTAATAAATTGTGTTTTTTAACTACCGATGTTACATTGAACCTGACCTCTTGCGCCTTGAGGCATTTTCGGTTTATGCTTATCAGGCACCTCAGTAAAACGGGTGCCGGGATTGAGACCCCGGATAATGTCAAAGGCGACACAGACGCCGAAAGCGTCTTTTTTTGTGTCATGCCATCGCACAGCCATACGTAGCGTTTAGCTCCGAAATCAATGGTAGTGCTGGCTGGGCTGCCGAAAGGCAGGCCGGTTCCCTTTGACGCCGGTAGTCTCAACCCAGTCAGTGCTACCGCCATTGAGATTGAGACCTCACGCGGTAGCTCCTTAACTTAGTCAAAGGAGGCTGCCATTATGGCTACTGTCCCTACCCTAATTCATCCTGAATTTATCTGGCGCTTTTACTCCTGCCAAAAACGTCACTATCATTTCGTTATTGCACCGACAGAAGATGAGGCCCGTTCTCAGCTTCCTGACGCCCCATGTATTTTCTCTGCCCGTTTTTCCACTGATTCACGCAATTCTCTCAGTTACTGGTGCCTCCCTGTTAACGCTTCTGCTCAGGAGGGACTATGAGAACGTCATTAGTCACCCGTGAAGAGATGATCGAGGCAATTGAACAGCACACTGCCTGTATCAGTACCAGGGATATACCTGGCGTTATTGCCAACTACTTCATGATCACCAAACAACTTTACCGGAGAAAGGACAAACACGCGGTTCACCGCATTCTGCTAACCGATATCCGTGAATACCTGCTCGAACAGGGTCATCTGAATTACGCAACCGTCGCAGCCGAAGCACGCAAGGAGGCACACAGAATGAAAGCAACTAACGTTAAATCAGAAAAAATTTATGCACCTTCAGTTCAGGAATCGGAACTGGTGGTTGTTCAGAATCAGCCGGATGAAATTCCCGTTCTGGAGTGGCAGGGAGTGCGTGTCGTAACAACCGAAACTCTTGCTAAGGGGTATGGTACAGAAGCGATTCGCATTCGCCAGAATCATCATGAGAACAAAGTACGCTTTGTTGAAGCGAAGCACTTTTTCAAGGTTATTGGCGATGAGCTGAAAAATTTGCGGGTAGCTTTAAACTACTCACAAAATCCAGTCTCCCCCAAAGCGCGCTCTCTCATCCTCTGGACAGAACGAGGAGCTGCCCGTCACGCTAAAATGCTCGAAACCGATCAGGCATGGGCATTCTTTGAAAAACTGGAAGACAGCTACTTCCGACAAAAAGAACAGCAACCGATCGCAATCCCCCAGACGCTTCCAGAAGCTCTGCGCCTGGCTGCCGAACTGGCTGAACAAAAGCAGCTTCTGGAACAGAAAGCCCACCAGCTAAATCAGCAGCTGGTGGCCGCCGCTCCTAAAGTCGATTTTGCCGACCGGGTATCAGTAGCTAAAGGGATCCTGATTGGGAATTTTGCAAAGGTTGTTGGACTTAAGCAAAACGCGCTGTTTGCCTGGTTACGGGAGAACGGCATCCTGATTGCGTCCGGCGGGCGTAAAAATGTACCGCTCCAGCAATACATCAACGCCGGGTATTTCACGGTGAAAGAAGTGGTGCTGGATGATGAAGATGGCTACCAGATACGGTTGACGCCTCAATTAACGGGTAAAGGCCAGCAGTGGTTGACGCGTAAACTGCTCGATGCTGGCTTGTTAAAACCGGTGGCGGCTGAATAATGGAAGAATGCCCGGTTGATGCCGGGCATAATTTATTGCGCGCTTTCGGGGTTGTCGTTTACTGGCTGCCCCTTCTTGGTTTTACGGCTGCGCGTAACTGATGCGGCTGACTTAACCTTTTTCTCTTCGCGAGTGATGGCAATTTGTTTTTTTACATTTTCAATATCTGCCAGGCGATATATTTTTGCTTGCGGCCAGCGGTCGCAGATGATCGGTTCTATGGAGTCATAAAGGCTAAATTTTGCTTTTTCGAATTCACCGTTGATGATAATTCCATCACGGAGAGTTTCATCGCAGATAAACACGCCACACAGTGGCACATGGTAACTAACTGATTTACCATCATTGTAGTTAGGGCTACTGGAAATGTAGTGGACGCGCAGCATTGTTTCGCTAAAGCCGTGTACGCGCATACGGAATTTTTCATCCTCCGGGTACTGCCTCATTAGCTCTTTTGTTGCTTCCAGGTTCTCTATGTATTTCGCACTGTGCTCATTGATCCCCGCGCTTTTTTGGATGCGAATGTCCTTATCAATCAGATGAATAATGCGGCCAGCGGTCATGTTGACGCTGTTCACAGCTTCTGTCTGATAAGTTGTAACCTTGCGCACACCGCGAAGGATGTTAGGCACTGGATATAAAATAGTCTTTGGGATATTGAGGTCTGGGTACTGTTCCAGTTCCCGCGCCATTAAAGTCCATTTATCAATTTCAGCCTGAATGCTGTCAGTTTCTTTGAACGGTAGAACGACAACCGGGCGTACAGGACGACCGTCGCTGGCTGTATCAACGTGTTGGGCGCGTGCAACAGCTTTTTTTAGAAAGAGATCCCTGAAGCTGACGAACTCCTGGTACAGTTGTTCGCCGTAGACATAATTTATCATTGATCCTCCTCCAGAATTGACATGGTCAATAACGCCCGGCTGAGAAAACCGGTCATTACTGACCTATATTATAGAGGGATCAAACAAAAATAATAGATTTATTAGTGCATTTATTGTGAGCCTAACTGGTTAGTTGCCATGAGATATTCGATTGTGTCAGTGAGATCATCCAGGTCGTCTTGGGTGATGCGGTACTCCTGATTGGATATCTTTGAGTAGTGTTCAGCAATGGCGCGGGCAGCGTCGGTTTCGGCAGGGTCTACAGATAAAGCGTTAGAGCAATGTCTAACGTCGTCGATGGTTGGTTGAATGAAAGCCATAATTATGCCTCACTGTATTGACAACACAGAGCCTGAAGCTCTGACCTACTGTTTCACCCATGATCCATGCTGGGGTAATCTAACAACATTGCGCTGTGTGTAAGATGAGCAATGCATAGCTGTAATGCCGTTGTATAAGGTTTCCCTGTTTGCTCATTTCCTTCTGAGCCGCTCTACAACGCTGAAGACACATTAAATAGTGAATCCAAAGTCGTATTACGTAACGGCGGCAAAACTATAATTTATTAGAGCAATTGTCAAACAACTATGAAAAACAATCCAGTTTTTAGCTGGTGGAGTGGGATTTTTCTCTCAAAATTTATTGCTCTAATAATTATTGATTTTTGTGCGCAGCTGGACGTAAACTCCTCTTCGGACCTGATAACTTCGTATAGCATACATTATACGAAGTTATATTAAGGGTTATTGAATATGATCAATTTACCTGTAAATCCATACAGTTCAATACCTTAGCAGGTCAAATAGTGACCACTTGATCATTTGATCAAGGTTGCGCTACGTAAAATCTGTGAAAAATTGGCGGTGTTAGTCCTACAGATTTCGCGTAGCGCACTTAGCACCACCAATCAATCAGAGGTGAAAAATGGGATATTCAACTGCTAAAGTGTCCACTCATCTTGAGCTTGAGAAAAACCGTGGTTACTGGCGGGCAAAAGGGTTTGATCGTGATAGTTGCCAACTGTCATTATCGCGCGGTGAAGAGAAAATAGAACGCACGCGCGGTCGCTGGCGTTTCTATGACGAGAACCATAAACAGGTAAAGGCAGAGCCGATCCTGTACACTTTACTTAAAACCATTATCTGAGTGTTAAATGTCCAATTTACTGACCGTACACCAAAATTTGCCTGCATTACCGGTCGATGCAACGAGTGATGAGGTTCGCAAGAACCTGATGGACATGTTCAGGGATCGCCAGGCGTTTTCTGAGCATACCTGGAAAATGCTTCTGTCCGTTTGCCGGTCGTGGGCGGCATGGTGCAAGTTGAATAACCGGAAATGGTTTCCCGCAGAACCTGAAGATGTTCGCGATTATCTTCTATATCTTCAGGCGCGCGGTCTGGCAGTAAAAACTATCCAGCAACATTTGGGCCAGCTAAACATGCTTCATCGTCGGTCCGGGCTGCCACGACCAAGTGACAGCAATGCTGTTTCACTGGTTATGCGGCGGATCCGAAAAGAAAACGTTGATGCCGGTGAACGTGCAAAACAGGCTCTAGCGTTCGAACGCACTGATTTCGACCAGGTTCGTTCACTCATGGAAAATAGCGATCGCTGCCAGGATATACGTAATCTGGCATTTCTGGGGATTGCTTATAACACCCTGTTACGTATAGCCGAAATTGCCAGGATCAGGGTTAAAGATATCTCACGTACTGACGGTGGGAGAATGTTAATCCATATTGGCAGAACGAAAACGCTGGTTAGCACCGCAGGTGTAGAGAAGGCACTTAGCCTGGGGGTAACTAAACTGGTCGAGCGATGGATTTCCGTCTCTGGTGTAGCTGATGATCCGAATAACTACCTGTTTTGCCGGGTCAGAAAAAATGGTGTTGCCGCGCCATCTGCCACCAGCCAGCTATCAACTCGCGCCCTGGAAGGGATTTTTGAAGCAACTCATCGATTGATTTACGGCGCTAAGGATGACTCTGGTCAGAGATACCTGGCCTGGTCTGGACACAGTGCCCGTGTCGGAGCCGCGCGAGATATGGCCCGCGCTGGAGTTTCAATACCGGAGATCATGCAAGCTGGTGGCTGGACCAATGTAAATATTGTCATGAACTATATCCGTAACCTGGATAGTGAAACAGGGGCAATGGTGCGCCTGCTGGAAGATGGCGATTAGCCATTAACGCGTAAATGATTGCTATAATTATTTGATATTTATGGTGACATATGAGAAAGGATTTCAACATCGACGGAAAATATGTAGTGCTGTCTGTAAGCACTAATATTCAGTCGCCAGCCGTCATTGTCACTGTAAAGCTGAGCGATAGAATGCCTGATATTGACTCAATATCCGTTGCGTTTCCTGTCAAAAGTATGCGTAGTGCTGAACATTTCGTGATGAATGCCACCGAGGAAGAAGCACGGCGCGGTTTTGCTAAAGTGATGTCTGAGTTTGGCGAACTCTTGGGTAAGGTTAACAATGTCCTTTCAATCAGTTCAGCAAGGTCCAAAGCGTTAACAGCTTCCATGATGAAATAAAAAAAAGCCTGGCAAGGAGCCAGGCTGCACAAAAGAGCGGGTTTGTATTCCGCATCCAATCAATCAAGAAGGAGTATAGCACACAGGTACTGAAGTGAAAAAATGTGATTCGCGATAAACAAAATATCTATCATTGCTCTAATTGATTGCTATAATTGAGCCGCAGTTTTTGTCAACTACGAAGACGTTGCCATTACTTCACTCCTTGACATCATTGGCGGCCATTAGGCCGCCTTTTTTTTGCCATATGAAAACAATCGAACAAAAAATTGAACAGTGCCGCAAGTGGCAGAAGGCAGCCAGAGAACGAGCGATCGCTCGGCAACGGGAGAAGTTGGCTGATCCGGTCTGGCGAGAATCTCAATATCAGAAAATGCGGGATACTCTCGACCGCCGTATCGCTAAACAGAAAGAGCGCCCACCAGCCAGCAAAACGCGGAAAAGCGCGGTAAAAATAAAATCTCGTGGCTTGAAGGGGAGAACACCAACGGCGGAGGAACGGCGCATCGCCAATGCTCTTGGCGCTCTCCCCTGCATTGCCTGCTATATGCATGGAGTAATATCTAATGAGGTGTCTCTGCACCATATCGCCGGTCGTACCGCGCCGGGTTGTCATAAAAAGCAATTGCCACTTTGTAGATGGCACCACCAGCATGCAGCTCCGGCTGAAGTAAGAGAAAAATACCCATGGCTGGTCCCTGTTCATGCCGATGGTGTGGTTGGAGGCAAGAAAGAATTCACCTTGCTGAACAAGTCAGAGATGGAGTTACTGGCTGACGCCTATGAGATGGCAAACATCATGCACTAATAAATATATTATTTTTAATGATAAATGATTGACAACTGACAAGTGACTTCAGTCAGAATCATCACACGCCCGGTACGGATGGATCCCTTTTCAAATATTCCATGGACGGCACAGTCTGAGTACCGGGCGCTACCTTCAGTTGTATTGCTAAGCCGCCGCTGGTGGCTTTTCTTTTTTGTAGGGGGCGCTATGGATAAGAAAATATGCGTTGTTTCGATGAGCGTCGGCAAACCGGCGTCAATGACTGCTGCATGGATCAATAACGAGCTGATAATGGCTGAGCGGACCAGCTACCCTGAACGCCGCCGCGATATGGAACTCCAGCTGCTGCGCGAATTGCGAGAAAAAGAGGAAAAGGGTTTTATCGTGCTGGTGGAAGAGGAAAACAGCTTTATTACTGGACGAGTTGGCCAGCGTGTAAGGTTGCGTGATCCCTTCATGAACGGTAGACCGGTACTGATTGAAGCAATGCAGATTTACAAGGAATTGGAACGCCAGAAAGCGATCAAGTTACCGCGCAAGGAATCCGGCAAATACATCCTCCACCAAAGCATCTTCGATTCCGAACATGACAAAAAAGGCGATGAATTTTTCAACATCAACTGGAGCGAAATAACGACAGAGCACGTTCTGACGTTGTTATGCTGCTTCGCAACGGAATACAACAACGTTGCAAACTCCGACTACATCAGGGCAATGGCTGGAGAAGTTGAGCCACGCCAGGAACCATCGTTACTAAGCCCACTGATTAACATAATTCGCGGCACACAGAGACTTGCGGAAAAAAGCGTTCCACATGGAATCTTAACTGGAAAGGGAAACTATTTTTAACGACCTGAGCGCCACTTCTTTCAGGTCGTGTTGGATGTCATAAAAAGGAGGTTTTCACCTCCTTTTAAACTGGAATTATGGTAATGCGCTCTTGATTAACTGATAAATATCATCATTAGCAAACTGCGTTTTGAATTCAACTTTAACAGACTGACTTATTTGATTGAAAAGCGCCTGGGCATGTTCAATTTTCTTTTTTTCTTCAAGCCGTAAACTATCCTTACTATCTACGTTTTTTGTTTCAATGATAAAGTTAAGATAATCACCTTCTGCTGTTTTTACAACATAAGCAAAATCGGGTGAGTAAGTGTATCCACCAGCTACCGGGATCTTAATAGAATTCTTCGGTATCTTTGAAAAAACAACAACAGACTGGATCTCTCTATCTGTTATATTACGCCTTTCAAGCTCTGAATCATAAAAAACTTCTTCAAAAAGATAAGTATCTAATGGTGCTTTTGAATTATCCTGTAATACACCAAGATCACTTGATAATACCTCGTCTAGAGGCTTACCATCAGCATTTGTGAACTTTGTGGGATGAATTGAACCCGAAATCAAATTATATCCGAGGCTGAATTTATTAAACGAATTGTTCAACAAATACTTACTAAAACCAGATTTAATTTTTCTGATTGTTTGAATATTCAGGTATTCAGTGATATTAATAGTGTCTTTTATATCACAAAAAACTTTATGTAAAGTATCGTGTTTAACAAAAATAGTCTGTGATAAGTTATCGAGAAACTCTCGATAACTCATTGTGTTTAGCTTAGCAAAGTCATCGTCATCACTAACAATGCTTTTCGACATTGCCATATCATTGTGGATGTAAATTTTATCAATGCGAGTATGAACGCCTGATTTGGTAAATCGTTCTGTTTCTTCGAGCATGAATGACTTGAAAATGGATAAAAACTCATTTTCACTGTTTATTTTGTACTCAATCACCGCTTTTTGATTGATTAATTCCCATAGTTCTTTCAGCTCACTGAACTTACCAACACGCATTTTAGTGCGTCTTTTTCCATCAGTAGCTTTTTTGATTTTACCTGGTTTCACTCCTATAGGGAATGCTGCTGGATATTTGGATTTTAAGCGGCTGTAGGCATCTGAATCTTTGAAATTATCATTGTCATCAATGATTTCATCATTGAAAAGTTCATTCATTAGTGCTCTGGATGAAAGCTCAGGATACTGAGCCCTGATTTGTTCCTTAAGCTCTTGAGTAAACTTACTTGGAACCCTTTCTTTGAAAGAACTCTCATTGACCTCTTTAACAAGTGAGTCAACAAAATCCTTTTCTGTAAAATCGACATAATATTTAAGGGTAAAATTGCGGTCTTTCACTCGACACATGTATTCATTCACAGGAAGACGCAAACCGCGCCCTACCTCTTGAAGCTTGGATGTGGTACTACCGCTCGAACGGAGCTTACAGATCTGAAAGACATTAGGATTATCCCATCCCTCACGCAACGTCCATTTGGAGAAAATGAAACGACGTGGATTATCTAAAGACAGCAAAAGCTCTTTGTCATGAAGGATTTCGTTGATTTCCTTCTCGATTTTATCATCCTTATCACTGTTATCTTTTGAAAAATAACCGCCATGAACGGAAGATATATCTTTAACTGTTTTTTCAAGATAGTTACTATAAAACTCATCTTTTTCTATTTTTAACAGTTCATTAGCTTCTGCCAAAACATATTCTTCGAACTTAGCTTTCAAACTTCCGGCAATATTATTACCGTCACGATAACCTTCAATATCATCAATAAAGAAAAGAGTAAGAGGCTTTATGCGTGGCCTTTGTGTCAGAAACTCTTTTTCTAACTTAAAGTGTTCTTTGATAGCTTTCCTCATCATGCTGTCAGCAAGTGTCTGATCGTAAGAATAGGGGTTTATTGAGCAACCAATTTTTAGCTCAATACCATTACTCAACACTACTGTATTCTTGCCTAAGGCATCAAGAGTTAAATCGTGAATAGCACTATGTGTCTTAGATAGAGATTCACCTTTTGTTAACTTAAATAAAGTTTTCTTGTTATTTTCATTTAGCTCAAATGTAACTTCTTCCCCATCAGATTTAATGAACTTTAGGTTGGCGTCACCATCACCAACAATATCCTCAATGTACGCATCAATACCTTTAACAAGGTCTTCATTAAATGCATCCACAGCTGTAAGTCGATAAACTAAATTCTTATAGCCTTCACTAAAGGTCGCACCGTAGCGGATAATATATTGAGCATTAAACTTCTCTATATTTTCCCATGTCTTTTTACCAGTAGGAAATTTATGTGGTTCATCAATGATAATGAATGGTTTTACCGCACCAAGAGCTGAAAAGGGAGAATCAAAATGATTGTCAAGCAAGCCAACATCATAAGTGGAATTTAAATTCTTAGAGTGAATCATTCCCGTGTTAATAACAAGAACGTGTATATATTTCTTATTGAAATTACTAGCTTCAACAAAATCATGTATAGCTTGAGGCATATACGATTTTGTGCTTTTACCGGCATTTTTCTGACTTTCAACAACGTAAGTCTTTATTTCACGCTCATAATCATCTCTAAAGTGTTCTTTTAACGCATCGCTTTTCAAAAAGTTCACTGTTCCAGCTTTGATCGATAGAGTAGGAACAATAATGATAAACTTATTAATGCCAAATGATTTGTTCAGATCAAAAATTGTTTTAGTGTAGGTATACGTTTTACCTGTACCTGTCTCCATAGAAACATCAATTACGTTGCTTCTAGCATCGTAATTATTTTTTACATGTTCAATACCATTGAGTTCCTGAACTTTTTTTATATTTTTATAGTATTGCTGTTCAGTAAGCCGTAATTCTGGATTAACTAACAGGCGAATAGAAACATTATCCTCCTGATGAGATGTCGCGGAAACAAAAACGTTCATCACCGCATCGACACCTGCTTTCTGATGCGGTAAGTTCTTTTCGAATGTGAACCCTTTTGACATGATTAGTTCCTTACCACTAAATCTAACTCAATAGATTTTTTGTTAGCATAACTTTTTAGCGCCTCATTAAGCTCCCTTTGTTTTGCACTTTCAAAGTTACAACCATAAAACACGACTTTGTTTGGGGCAAAATCTTCATCTGAATCCAGCTTTTGGAGCAACGCTTTCAATGCTTCGCTAGTAAAATTAGGTGCAATCAAATACAGACGGCCATTGCAAAAGTGTGCTGTATAGCCACTAAGATCAACATCTTCAATAGGTGTTGTTAACAAGCTACCATCATATACACACCATGTAGTCAATAGGGCATCATACTGTTCAGGCGTTAATACCGCATCATCAAAGAATGTATGATTAGTGAGCGTAAGTTCAGACTCAACTTTTGCTCTAAAGTCATCAATAGTATGAATCACTTTGAAACCTATTTTAGCCGCATTATCACTTGTGGTTGTGCTTTTTTTAAATACCTCCTGTATCCTTTTTTTTGTTATTTCAAAAATAGATCTATAGCCAAGAGAATAGGCATTCTTTGTTTTATTTATAACTTCATCTTTTTGTATGCATATAAAATTCCTACAGCCTGAATCTTTTTCATTTAAATATGCAACAGCTTCTGCTGTCGTACCAGAGCCAGCAAAAAAGTCAAGAACTAATGAATCCTTTTTTGTTCCTATTTTTACAAGATCGGTTATAAGAGGAACAGGTTTTGGTCCTTCAAATAATTTTGCACCTAAAAGATTTTTAAGCTCAGTTGTCGCCGTGCTTGTACTATATTCAGGTTTATACCAAATTGATTTTGGCTTTTTAGTTGGTAGCTCTCCAAGAGCAGGCCGCTGTTTTTTATAGATATTTTTACCATCTTTTATATCTATTACTATTAGATTATAAAACTCATCATTTATTTTTTTCTTTCCCCACGACCATGAAAGCTCTTCACCCGTAGGGCTTACTGGGTAAAGTACATAGTCATCTTCGTTAAGAGGTTTATCATCATCTGTTACATAAACCTTATTTTCTGAATTGATGAATACCGGAAACCAACCTTTTGGTCTTGATTTTCTAGAAGCATCTTGGCCAGTACGCTTTAATGTATCAGCTCTTTTAAATAGCCCATATTCATCTTCATCCCACTCTTTTTCAACTTCACTTTCATCAATATCGAATTGCCCCAAACTACAAACATCTTTGTTTTTAGCGTATACATATATATATTCATGCGTATCTGAAAAGCCAAAGTTATCATGATTGCCTTTGAGATTCATGATTGTAGGGAGTTTTGCAACAAAATTACCTTGCCCAAATACTTCGTCGCATAATAATCCCAACTGTTTATCTTCGTTATCGTCTATGGAGATGAATATTACTCCATCCTCTTTTAAAAGTTCACGTGCAATATAAAGACGAGGATAAATGAATGTCAGCCATGCACTATGACTGCTTGAACCCTTGGTGGTAAATTCAAGTATGCGGTTAGCCTCATCAAGCTCGATACCTGCCAGTTCAGAAAGCTGTTCTGGTGTAAACTTGCGATCATCGTTATAGACGAATCCATCTTTACCCGTATTGTATGGTGGGTCAATGTAAATCATATTCACCTTTTCAGCATAAGCATTAACCATATGCTTCAATACTTCGAGGTTATCCCCTTTGATTAACAGGTTTTGACTGTTCTTGTTCTCTTCTTGTTGGTTATGTGTTTTATCTTCTGCCAACAACGTTTTCGGTGGTAGATTGGCCAACAAACGGGCATAAGATTTACCCAGCCAGTTTAAACTGTATGATTCTTTAGAGAGTTCAACCTCCGATGCTCTAATAATCTCAAGCAATTTTTCTTGAATGAAGGCTCCGTTTTTATCAAAACACTGTGGGAAATTAGCTTTCAACACAGCCAGTTGCTTGCTGTTAGCCGTTTCTACTTCGGAAAAAATCGTTTCTTTTTTCATATCCATTTTAAACCAGATCATTTAGCAACAAAGCGCCGCCTCCCCAGCCCGTTAGAGCCAGAAGTTGTGGCACTATCACTATCTATATGTTTGAAGAATCGTGCTTCTTTGAGCGATGCTCGGTGAGCAAACAGCCATAATTTGGGGAAGTTTAATCCGCATTGAGAAGCAATGCATTATCTATGATGATCTGCTCCCATTCTTCGAATGCCCGGTCACGGACGCCCTGGGGAACACTGTTTGTTTTGAAATCGACGACCGTCCGCCATTTCCCGTCCGGACGGTACATGCGCAGAGCTTTACTTCCCCCTTCCCTGCGCACCTCAACGTTATGCTTGTCAGCAAACTCTTGTAATGCTCGTAGCGTCCCATGCTTTACTGTGTAGTATCGCTTTTTCAAGTTTTCTCTCCAGCCTGTGCTAAGGCTTCAACTTCCAAATCGTAAGACTCAAACTCATAGTCCTGGTCGTCAACCTCTTCAGGTACTGGCAGTAAATGCCAGGCTGAGTATATCTGACCATTATCAAAACGCTCCTGGCTGTAGAGCGTCGCAGCTATGAGCGTCAGCGCCGGGCGGTCATAACGGTAAATTTTGCGAACGTCACGGTCAACGAGACGACCGAAATTACCATAACCGCGCTCCAGTAATAATTTTTTAATTTCCGGCCAGTATGGACCATAGCTGCGGTACAGGCGGGGATTTTTCAGTAATCGCCCGCGTAGCCCTGACAGGAAGAAATCAACGTATTCGTCTTCTGTCTTTCCTAACAACGCTGTACGGAGTACCGCCTCAAGATATGTTTTATTCGGTTTTATTGTATCAGATAGTGTGGCCATATTATGCGACGCCCGGCGAACCGGGCGCTCCTGTTATGCGTATTGTTGGATGACGGCCAGAACGTCCGCCACGTTGTGTTTTGTCTCGATAATCCACCAGTTACCCGGGAAATCGCTGTTCTTCGCCTTCGCTGGCAGCCAGCGAGCGCCGAATTTCGCCTTGATTGCGTCTTTCGCACGGAAAAGAACGCCTTTCATGCCTGAGGCTTCCTGAAGCCCAAATACCTCGCCAGCGGCGAATTTTGGTGCGTACATCATCTTCAGGTCGGCGGTGGATACGCGATAATTCAGACCAAGAGACTGAGCTATGCTGGTGGCATCACCCTGTATTGATGATAACTCTTCTTGTTTCTCGTTTCTGGCGGCAATTTCTTCCTCCGTGATGTTGCCAAGGGCCAGGTTTATCCGATCAGCGTCGGCCTGTTTCTCTTCATCGGTGCGCCCGGCAAGAACCGTGTTAACTCTCTGCAATATCTCCACATGATTCTTGCGCATGCTGAGCAATTCCGGCGTAACCTCGTTAAGATCCACCAGCCCAAGGATGGCAAGGTCGGAAAACATTGATACCAGGTTGTAGGTCATGCGATAGTTGAGTTGACCATAGGCTGATGGCAACTTCACCGCATCCATTTGATAGGCATCCATAAATTTAGAGCCGTCGTTTACGACATCCGCAATTGCCGGTGTGATTTTTCCTGTGGTGGCGGCCTCCCTGATTGCTGTTACCCACGATTGAGTCAGCGCGGCGACTGCATGATTCAGATTGGCTTTCCGTTCTGCTGCAATGCGCGCACTTGCTGCGTCCATTGCCTGCTTGATCTCGTCTTTATTGCTGTAAATGCCAATGGTGCCAAACTGTGCTGTGGTGATCTCATAATCTGACGCCCGGAACTCATTGGTACCGAAAATGGCATTGGTGACTTCAAGTTCAGAATCCCCGTTACGAGTAGACCCCTGGCTTGTTTTTTCCGGCATTCTGGCGATCGCATCCGCTATTTTCTCCTGAATTGCTTCAGGGGATAGCGTATCTCCGTATGACGCGATTACATCGCCATAATTGGAGCCAAACAATTCAACCAGGAATGTTTCTGCCGAACGGATCTGGCGGTTATTCCCTTCCGACATCATACCAAGCACCCATTTTGCAATTGACGACTTCAGCGCGCCGTCACGGCGATCCGGGTAAACCGCATGCTTCAGTGGGTCCGTATAGGTGCCAACAAAATCAATGCTATAGCCTGACTCTGTAGTCTGAACGCCGTATGAGTCAGTGATTTTGATCATGCCGCGCTGCTGGAAACGGTAGAAATCGTCACAGGAAATGATGTCGTTAATCCCGGCGATGGAGACGCCACCACTGATTTTCTGCATAACAGCATCTTCATCGGGAGTTACATCCACCTGTTTATCCAGCGTCTTCACATCCCAGTTACCCGATTTGGTGCCTTTGAAGGTAAAGATGATCTCCACGTCTGCGCGCTGGCTGTCGAAGTCCAGCGACTTAATGCGAACGATATCACCGGCACAATCGTAGTATTGGCCTACACGCCATGAGCGATCGCCGATAACAAGGAACTCATTCGCATGGTTAACCAGATCAGGATCAACATCCAGAATGCCTTTATTTATTGCATCCTCCACCAGCGGGCGCAGGCGTTTGATATCCGTCGCGGCCTTCTGAGTACGGTTCAATAATTTCTCATAGCGGGAGATGGCCTGAGAGATATTAGCCTTGCGCTGAATGGCGCTTTTCAACGACGCGCGATACTGTGCTAACAACGTACGGTCTGTGTGATGGACGCTACCCCAGCGGGCTTTCCAGTCTGCGTTATCAGCTGCTTTGGCCATTACCGCCTGTTTGAATTTAGCTACCTCGGCGGTGGTCTTTTCAAGTTCCGCTTTGTTTCGCTCTAATTCAGCGGTAAGTACCTCCACATCCTCGCCAGCTGCGTGCTGCGCCTTGATGTAATTCTGAAGGTCGATAGTAGCCTGTTCTTTCTGGCGAGCGCGTTTCGCAGCTTTCGCCTTATCCATTTGAACCTGCATCATTGCCAGACGTTCGCCGTCATCCTTCGCGGTATACATCTGCATTTCGATCATGTCATTGGCGTCGGCGTTCTCCATTTCCGACTTATCTGAACGGAGGATATCGGAGATCCAGCCTGCTTTACGCTTCAGCGTCTTCAATCGGTATTCATCGAAAGACCCCTTGCCGCAGTAGTAGTGAACGCGAACGCTTGCACGGTTGGAGCCAACTCGAGCACCGCGACCGTTACGCTGTGCGATACTGGCTGGTGTCCATGGCAACGTCAGATGATGGATGTCAGTCGTTCCTCGATGCAGGTTGATACCCACCTCTGCCTTTTTGTTGCAGATGATGATCGGAGTCCGGCCCTCCTGGAAGTCGGCTGCAATCTTTTCCAGACCGCCCAACGACATTTCATTTTGCTGCGCGATATAGGCGTCATACAGAGCCATTTGCTCGTTGTATTTCGCTATCTGTGCATCTGTTGGTTCATCCGGTAACTCTTTCGGCGGTTTAACCGCTTTCAGTTTCTTACCGGTTTTACCTGCCTCGGCAACCGTCTGAGCATTCAGGATCCCTACCTTTGAAGGTTCAAGGTTAAGAGCATTGCAGATAATGCGCTTGAGCTTCTGGTGCTGCGTTTTTTCGTCGGTGAAGATGATTTGCTTCCCTTCCGGGAAAAACTCCTTCAGCGTGGCGATCAGCTTCGCGTATTTCGGCGTAACGGGGTGAGTTACGGTCTGTTCGTCAATGCCAAACCTGGCCAGGCGCTTATTCACTTCCTGCTCGAACGCTTCCGGAACCTGCAACTGAATAAACTCGCCCTTATCTATCAGGGAGTATTGCGATTGCTGCGTGATTGAATCATCACTGTCGTCGTCTTCGCTGGTGGCTTGTTTAGGCAAACTGTCCGCCAGCTGCTGCACCGCATCGGCGTACTCCGGCAGGAAACGATAGGTGATCCGGCGATAGTACAGGTCCATGTCAGTACATACTCGGTCCATATCCCTGATTATTGAGAAGATCGGACGGGCTTTCTCGTGCTCAATCACGCCGTCTTCATTGACCGAGGTCGTTACACCATTGTTGGCTTTGGCCGCCGCTTCCGCCTGCTGACGCAATTCTTCATACGCCGCCAGTTGTTCTTCAGTAAGTGGTGCATCCTGCTGGTGTTCGTCCAGTTCCGGGATCTCCACGGTATCCTTAACGTCTTCCGCCGTTTTAAGCGTTACCCAGCGATGGAATATACCGCGCAGCGCATCAAGGTTTTCAAAGCCCACCAGCGCCATTTTTTCTTCAACTTCACCGCTGATTTTCTGTACCGTTTCCAGCCTGGTCTTGCCGAAGAATTTAACGAAGTCATCAGGACCGTAGATCCCCATCTTCTGCCAGTATTCCTTCGGCAGAACATGAGAAAGCATGTTGTATGCATCGATCGGGGTGTTAACGACTGGCGTTGCAGTCAGGAGAACCGGCCCGCGCCCGCCATTCTTTTTCATCAGGTACGCGTTTTTGATTGCCATATCCCGCGCCGATTGCGCCACCGCGCTGGTGGGCAGATAGGCCAGTTGTGACGCTTCGCGACCATTTTTATAGCTATTGCGGTAGTTGTGACCTTCGTCGGCGATCACACTATCGAAGCCCATATCCTCAAAGTACGGATACTTCTCTGCTTTTTCGGTACCGGTATCTGAATACTCCGACAATACCCAGCGACGCGCCGCCTCTTTACGATGGGAGTCGGAATCCATTGCGCTGGCTACGCGCCCGGCGGCAACGAAGTCATAAAGCATGTCTTGTGCATGCTCATCTACGGTGTCATCACGTAGCGGAATGCGGGCGTATTGTTCTTTGGTAAACACGACTGCACGGTAGTTTGAGTGCGGGATCGCGTTCATCCGCGCTGTGATAGTGGCTTCATCTGCCAGCTTAAGAGCATCGCGCATAACTGGAGTGCCATCAGTACCAAGAACAGGTTTACCGTTCTCATCGAGCACCGGCACCTGGCGAATCTGATCGCCATCCATCAGCACATCAAGACCGACGAACAGGTAGTTACTGAATGCCTCTTCACTCAGGAATTCTTTTGCTTCGTAATACCAGTTTTCCAGCACTGATTTAGGCACTACATAAGCAGTACGGGTGGAGCGACCGTTCTCATAGTTGAACGTCTCAAGCGCCAGCGCGGTCGTGGTTTTACCCAGCCCGGTACCGAAGCCCAGGATGCCGCGCCCATCTTCGGACAGTCGGCGCACCTCGCTATTCTGGTAATCAAATGGCTGGCGCTTACCGCTTAATCCCTTCAACCCAAGCGGATCGCCAGAGTGTTCATACGGGATATTGCTATTGAACACATCGTTGTATTTGGCAACCAGCTCATCGTAGCGATCGTGCGTCTTGATCCACTTATTGAACTGGTCCTCAAGCAGTGCCACCTGCTCACGATAGCCGTTCGCCGTCGCGCTATCTTTGCCACCGATACGCGCACCATTGAGATACTTTTCCAGCTGTGCCGGGAACCCGGTCGCGTTTTCTCCTGATTTACGGTCCCACTCGTAGCGGATCTCGCCTGTTTCTTTATCCTTGCGCTGGACGACACCGTATCGGTGCCCGACGAACAGGCCATCACCACCGTGATAGGTGTCAGAAACCATTTCGTCGCCTTCCAGCTGCACTGACTGCACATAGCGCAGATCCGGATAGCCGTTTTCCTGCAAAAACTCCAGAATGACGGAACGGTCGAACCAACGGCTATTGAGCTTAAAGCGGATATTCTCTGCTGGCGTCTTGATGCGCTTCTCTTCGATCGCTGCCAGCTGATTAAGGACGTTGTTCTTTACTGGACCGTCGGGGAGCGTGGCGAGGAATTCCTGTTTTGGAGCCACTATCTCGTTAATGTCGCCGCTGGTGGCGCGGGCGAACGGAACAATCCCGCCATACGGTGAAACCGCAATGCCAGGGGTGCTGGCCAATAAATTAAGCAACTCATCATCACTGGCTGGCAGTTCGCCGGTAAACGCAAGGCGGAAATCATCGAGCTGGATTGGATCGCGAGTGAGATCACTGTAGAGATAACGCAGGGTGTCCTGATAGCTGGTGGAGTCATAACTGGCGCTGGAATCATGCGTAACCAGTTTTCCTGTCAGCTCGTCAGAAATAGTGCCATCCAGCTTAATTGCACCACGGAAAGCAAACCAGGCGCGCGCACCGCTCCCCGATAATTTCGCTATCGGACCGCGACCGGGGTTACCAAAACGGTCAATCTCTGCCTGCAAACGGGATACCAGAGAAAGGCGCTGCTGTTCGATTTGTTCAGCACTATGCCCGGCGGCCTTCATATCCTGATATTCAATTAACATCCGGCCAATCATCGCCCCGCGATACAAGCGTTCACGGTATTTTTCAGGCTGGCTGTTAATCCAGTCCACCAGCTGCACCATATCGTCGCTGATTGATGTGGTGTACTTATCGCGGACATTTGCCATCTGGGTAAATGTCATACCGAGACGGCCTTCTGTTGTAGTCAGGTTACGCTGAAGAGCCTCCCAGCTATCCGCGCCATAACTGGCAGCATCGATCTTAAGTTCCTTCCCGGCATCAGCTTCAATCCAGCGACCACCAGCATATTTTTGCCATACGCCATTAATCAGGCGCATTTCCCCTTCACCAACAACGTCTGCGGTCGGTGACGGTTCAGCCATATCGAGCAAAGACCAGTCGATACGGCTTTCGAAACGATGAATCAGCTTCGCTTTAAGAGCCTGGTTATCAATCTGACCGTCGGCACGAACCTCAATACGCCCCCGGAAGCCCTTTTCTTGGGTGCCATGAACAAACCGGCGGCCATCCTTTTCAAACCACTTGCCAGAAATAAACGTTGGCCAAAGCACATTTGCTGATTCAAGAGTGCTTTCATCCACCAGGGGGATTTTCTCAGCCATCTCTGCCGGATGTTTGCGCATCAGCACCACATCTACGACCGTACTGGTCCCGTTTGCGTCAAAAGTACCGGTAGGCAAGCGGTGGGCACCAAGAAATTCTGCTTTCCGTGATAGGCGCAGGCGTAACCGCTTCATGTTTGAACCTGAAACAATGGACGGCGGCACAATCACGCACATGAATCCGCCTGGCTTTATCTTGTCCAGCATGCGGAGCATGAAGTAAGAACCCATGTCCGTTTCTTCTGCGTAAGGCTTATCGATGTTGCGTGTGTTATCACGACCGCCGAACGGAACGTTACCCACAACATGGTCGAATGAATCGTTAGGTGTGCTTATAGCCAGCTGTTCGAACGGGGAAATCTGTACGCTGTCTTCCGGGTGTAACAACTGGTTTATACGACCGGAAACACTGCTGATCTCAGTCGCAGTCATCACCGTACCAACCGGTTTTGTCTCATTAAAAACGCCGGTGCCCGCCGATGGTTCCAGAGTGTTACCTACGTCCGCGCCGTAGAGCTTCATGATCTCCCAGACACCTTCAGCGATCGGCTTTGGTGTGTAATATTCGGAGACGGACCCGCCAATGCCGCCTTCACCGGTGTACCCAGCCAGGATCTGGCGCTGTTCATCTGTCAGTGTCGCGCCGTCCACCAGTGAATTAAGCAAATCTATCGCCTTCTGATTCGCCTCCCGGCGCAGTCGGTCATAGCTTTTGCCTTCCACCTTTTCCACGCCGTATTTAATCGGCGCTCGGTGAGATGTTATTGCCCTAATGTATTTCAATATTTCGCTGACACTTGAACAGCGAAACACCCCCATAGATAGCTTGTTCATTGGTAATCCTTAACAAGTGACTAGTGTTAAATTCCGTTCAAACACGATGCGAATTATTCTAATTAAGGTGCAATCTTGGCAGACAATAAAATCACGCTATCCTCGGTCAGGAAGGCGCTGGCGGGGGTTTTTAAAGACAACGGAGAACGGGACAACATCCTCCTGTCCGCGCTGGCTGTGCACGGCGGAAGTGGGTATTTGTTTTCTCGCGCAGGGGCACCGGTACAACTGTCCGGCTTCTTAGGCGGCAAACCGGGCGATAGTGGCATGGCTGGCGATGGGCTGGTGGACGGAAGTCGCTTTATCTTTGATGAAGTTCAACTGCCGGAAGACCGCTTGCAACGCTATCCGCTACTCGAAGAGATGGCGGTTTACAGCACGATCGCCACCGCGCTGAACATCCATATTACGCACGCGCTCTCTTTCGATAAGAAGACCGGACAAACCTTCTCTATCGTGCCGGTACATAACGGAAACGATAGTGACTATGACGCCGCGCAGGCGTTGTGTGACGAGCTGATGAACGACATCGGGCGAACCATCAACAAAGAGGTCGCCGGGTGGGCATTTATCATGTCTGTATTTGGGGTGGCTTATGTCAGGCCATACGCCAAAGAAGGCATAGGGATCACGTCTTTTGAGTGCTCCTATTACACCCTTCCGGGCTTCATCAAAGAGTTCGAGGTCAGCGGTAACCTGGCGGGATTTAGCGGCGATTATCTGAAGGACGCGTCAGGGAAAATGGTTTTCGCCGATCCGTGGACCATTATCCCTATGAAAATCCCCTACTGGCGGCCTAAGTCAAACCTTATGCCTGTGCACACTGGCCATAAGGCTTACAGCCTGCTGGATAATCCGGAAGAGCGCACGCCGATTGAAACCCAGAATTACGGGACCAGCTTGCTCGAATACGCCTACGAGCCGTACATGAACCTGCGTTCGGCGATCCGCTCGCTGAAGGCAACGCGTTTTAATGCGTCGAAAATTGACCGAATCATCGGTCTGGCGATGAATAGTCTGGATCCGGTAAAAGCAGCCGATTATTCACGCACCATTACTCAGACGCTTAAACGAGCAGCTGACCTGATGGAAAAGCGCGCACGCGGCGCGAATAACATGCCTACGGTGACCAATACCTTGCTGCCTATTATGGGCGACGGCAAGGGACAGATGACTATTGATACTCAGACCATCCAGGCTGACATCAACGGCATTGAAGACATTCTCACCTATATGCGCCAGCTGGCGGCAGCACTTGGCCTCGATTACACCCTCCTGGGGTGGGCAGATCAAATGTCCGGCGGGCTTGGTGAAGGTGGATTCCTGCGCACGGCAATTCAGGCCGCCATGCGCGCCTCATGGATCCAGCAGGGCGTAGATGAGTTCATTCTGCGGGCTATCGATATTCATCTTGCTTTCAAGTACGGCAAGGTATACCCGGAAGGTGATCGCCCGTACAAAATCGAATTCCACTCCGTTAATACCGCTCTGCAACAAGAGCACAACGATAACCGCGACTCGCAGGCGAACTACGCCACCATCGTTACGCAAATCCTCGATGCCGTCAGCAATAACAGCGTCCTCGCCAATTCCGATGCATTCAAACGTTACCTGTTCAGCGATGTGCTGGAGATTGACGAAAAAATCTCTGAAGCACTGGTGAACGAACTGAAAGCGAAAAGCGAGGACGACGATCACCTGATGGATTCCATCATCAAAACACCGCCACAGGAACTGGCGCAAATCCTTGAATCGGTCTTTAAAGAGGGAAACGATAATGACTGATGTTTTGAAAACGGTCACTGACCGCTTTTGTCTCTATAGCAATGCTCGAAAAGGTCGCCAGAACGGGCGACAGTATGTATTAAGCGCGGTCAAGACCATGCTTGAAAGCAAGGAAACTCAGGAAGGTTTACGCCTTGGAGAGCTTTTCGGCTATTACGGTCACGGTCGCCGACAGCTGGCTGGCAAACTGGAAGTACCAGAAACCAGCGTGATCATGGTGGAAGGTCGCCCGGTCGTAATAGACAATGTTCCAGCGTGCCGCACAGTGGCTATATCTGTTGACGACAACGGCATCGTTACCCATACACAGGAAATTCTTAACACAGAGCCGGGTAAAATTGTCGCCGCGATGATCGAAAGCCGAGCTGGTGGCTGGAGCTGGGCCACTGGCGGGCGTGAGTCCGGGAAAATCGCTGTAACCACCAGCTTCCATGGTGTGGATTATGTGACAACGCCGAACTATATCAGTCTGGATCATCCTGCCAGCGCCGGAATGTTTGAAAGCGCGGATTCTAAATCTCTACTGGCAGAGTCCCTGGCGGCGCATGGGTACTCCGACGAGTCAGTGCAGGCAGTTATATCCCATTACGGCAAAATGGCTGAACTGGAAATGATGGTGGAGGCGACAGAGCGTACGGCAGAACTGGAAACCGCACTACTCGAAAGCCAGGGCCGCCACCTCGAAGCAATGGCCAAGATCGCAGATGCTGAAGCGCGAATCGCTTTGCTGGAGGAAACAGCGGGTATCCGCGACGATGTGCTGGCAGCGATGCAAGACGAACTGGATAACCTCCCGATTTTCGTCTCCGCCGCCCAAAAAGACGCATTCCGCCTCAAAGAACCTGGTGATGCAAAAATCGTTGCCACACTTTTCGAATCTCTGATCAAAGTTGGCGCACGCAACTTGCCTGTCACCAAGAAAATTAAGGAGGTTCCGCAAGCGGCTAACGTCCAGGCACCGCGTGAGACAAGCATCATCACGTTTAATAATTCAATCAACCCGTTTAATTGACACCCTCCACGCCCTGACGGGCGTGGATTCCTGCTACGTTCAGGCTGTCGCCTGAATCATTTCGGTGGGTTCCTGCTTCAACGGGCGGCCTGACTGCACCATCCCTCCACAGGCAAGTACGGCGTGCCCCGCCGCTAAAATGTTACGAGCGCCGTT